AAAACGTTACACCAAAAAACGGAATATGTATTATTAAGATTTGTTATATATGTTAAATGTTAAATGAAGTTATCTTGCTAATATTTTTAAGGTTTCTCTCTTAAGTTTCTATTTTAGGTTTCTGTTTTAGGTTTCTGTTTCTGTTTTAGGTTTTGTTTGTGCTTTCGTGTAAATGGTTTTACTTGTTTTTTTGATAATTTACTTTTAGCTCTTTGTGTTTGATTATTTGTATTATCAAAGAAACCTAAAAATTTCATGAATAATTTATCATTAATTACAGAGTTGTCTTTTGTCAAAATACTCGTATTATTTAATGTATCACAACCAGAGCTTATATTATTAGATTCTATTATATTAAATCCAGGCAACATATAATAGTTTTTAAGTAAACCATTTGACTTATCTAAATCAGTTATATTTTTATATAACTCATTTATATTGGCATACATTTATATAATAGATTTATATAAAATTCTCTCAATTATAAACCCGTTTAATTGTTTTATTAATAGTATATGTTCTATTTAATTTAATGTAGTCTAATAGCAACTTACTATTAGTATTAGTATTAGTATTAGTATTAGTATTAGTATTAGTATTAGTATTAGTATTAGTATTAGTATTAGTATTAGTATTAGTATTAGTATTAGTATTAGTTTTAAAATAATTACTTAAACATTGTTCTAAAAATTTATAACTTAGTGCATTGGGCTGTTTTACTTGTATAAAACTTAGTTTTCCATCGCTTATGTTAATAATAGGAAATTTTTTGTTAGCATTATCAAAATGCTCAATTAAATTATTTGTTAAGTCATTTTTTTCATCTCTTAATAATTGTATTTGACTGTGTAATTGCTTTAGTTGATTATCTAATACTACCCATCTTTTAATTTTCTCTTCAATGCTCATATAATTTGTTATACTTAAATTATACTTAAATTATACTTAAATTATACTTAAATTATACTTAAATTATACTTAAATAGTTACAATTTAAGTATAAAAAATTGAATAAATAGTACACTATTATTAATAATAGGATTATGAGTATTGAAGAGATTGATAAATTTATAGACATTATTAACACAGCAATAGATAATGGAGACGTAACTATTTTAGTAAAAGCAATTAAGGATTACGAAAATAGTATACCAACAAATTATATTACATGTTGTAAAAGTATATTATATGACTTATTAGTTGAGAAAATGGAAGCAACACTAATTTCTTCGTCTTTTTGATTTGTTATTATTTTGAACGAGATAGCTTTTAGAACGGACATGTTTTTTACTTCTTCCTTTTGCAAAATGTGTTGCTGCAAATAAACCACCAGGAACAAGTAACTCTAAAAAGGTTGAACCACCTTTACCAGTTTTTCTGCTTTGTCTCTTGTGTCTTTGTCTCTTATGTTTTTGTACCATTCTTGTTATATAAATATATTATATAAAAATATTACTAAATATTTAAATAATACTAAATATTTAAATAATAGTAATCTTGTTTATCTTATTTTATTTTATTTTATTTTATTTATTATTTTTTATTTTTTAAAGGCTATACTTGTTTAACTTAATATTATAACGAATTAATAACAGTAAAACTCCTAAATGTAAAATAAAACTTGTAAATATAAAAAATATAAAAAAATATAAATATATATTTATTTCTTTTAAAAAATAATCTAAAACAGGTGTAAATATTTCTTTTAATTCCTTTTTTGTTTCTTCTGTTTTTAGAAAGTTAATACATTGATCGGCTAATGCATTTTTTGTAACCATATTATAATTTTAGTATTTAAAATAATACTATTTAAATATTTAAATAGTAATGCGCAAAAATTTAATTACATTTTTATAATGTTAAATTAATTAAATGAATAACAAAATATATGAACTAACAGATGATTTTGATTTTACTTTAGTAAAATTGGAAAATCCCTCTCTAATAAGTGGTAATAATTATTATAGTAAAATAAATAATACTATGAAAACTAATCTATATATTCAACTACCTAAATGTATTACAAAGCAAGGTATTATTAATACTAATAATAAATGTTTATGTGATTTAGAATTTTTTAGCAATAATAAACAAGTAATTGAATTTTTTGAAAATTTGGAAAGTCATTGTGTACAAGAAATATGTTCAAATAAAGAATTATGGTTTTATGATTCAACAAATATTTCTGATGAAGATATTCAAGAATATATGGTTCCAATTATGCGGTCATATAAATCCGGTAAAAAATTTTTAATTAAAACATCAATTAAACAGGATAAAATTATTATATATGACGAAAATGAAAAGAAAATAACTTTAGAAGAATATGATAAAGTTAATGAGATTGTTCCATTAATAAACATTAATGGTATTAAGTTTTCAAAGTCTTCTTTTATAATTGATATAATATTGGTCCAATTTATGATATTATATCCTTGTGATACTTTTGAAAATCAAATTTTAATTAAATTTAATAAACCCATAGACAAGTTACAAGACAAAGATGCTAATAAAATTAGTGTAACGGGGTTAAATAATGTAACAGGGTTAAATAATGTAACAGGGTTAAATAATGTAACAGGGTTAAATAATGTAACAGGGTTAAATAATGTAACAGGGTTAAATAAACAGAAAAGTAATTATAATTATGATGATACAAGCTCTGTGAATGACGAAGACGATATTTCTTTAAATGACGATGAAGATAGTGTTAGTGTAAATAATGAAGATACATTTAGCATAATTACACAAGACACTATAAAACAAGACACTATAACACAAGACACTATAAAACAAGACACTATAAAACAAGAGACTATTATTGAGGAAACTATTATACAAGATAAAAACCCCATAAAAATTGAAATAAAAGAAGTAATTGAATCTAATGCTTTAGAAAGTAATCCAATTATTGAAATATGTGATTTAGATAATATTATTTCAAACAATGAACCAATTGAAATAAAAACACATGATACAGTCTATTTAGAAATATATAAAAAAGCAAAACAAAAAGCAAAAGAAATAAGGAAAAATGCAATTCTGGCATTTTTAGAGGCTAAAAATATAAAAGTTAAATATAATTTAAACACAATTGATGATTCATCAAGTGATGAAGAATGTAAATTCTAATGTTATATAAATATTTATTAATAATAATATTAATTAATTAATTAATATTATTGAAAATTTTTTATTGTATATTTTATATAAAATGACAGTTTTAAATAAATTAAGCAAAGGAATTAATAACGAACAAGTTTTAGGAGTTATTGCTTTATTATTTGTTGTATTTGCTTTTTATAAATATTCCGAAGGTAAAAATTTAATGCAATCACCAATGACATCATTGAATCCAGGAACATATGCAGCTAATCAATCTATGGAAAATGTTTCTTCACAATCTATTACAAACAGCAATTCAACATATGCTCCATATAATGGAAATTCAAATTCACAAATAGCAACATCAGCCGACAGTGCAAGTGCCATAAACCAATTAGTTTCATCAAAGGGTGTGTCTAATCCTTCTGATTTATTACCAAGTAGCTCAGTTAATGATTGGTCAAATCTAAATCCAGTAAGCAGTTCCGATTTAAGAAATATTAATTTATTAAATCCCACACAGTTAGTTGGAATCAATACACAGGGATCCAGTTTAAGAAATTCTAATTTACAAATTAGATCAGAACCAGCAAACCCAAGAACAAATACAAATTGCCCATGGAATATTTCTACAATTGAAACAGATACATTTAGAAGGCCATTAGAAATAGGAGCGAGCGCTTAAAGTATAACAATTAGCAATTTTGTCCAATATTAATATTTAGCATAAAATTTTATTATAGTATATATTATTATAAAATTTTATATTAATGAGTTCACTATTTAGTAATAATATACTCAACTTATTGTTAATAATATTTATAATTATTATTGCTATTAAATTATATTTAAATAGTGATAGTTTTAATTTAAGATGTATTATTTCAGACATAAATGGTAACACATATTGTGTTCGTGATCGTGCTAAACTTAATTTAGCAGCAAATAAATTAGCTCAAGTAAATATTAATTTGAATAAATTAGTAAATCATTTAGCAAAAAAATATCCAAATGAAAGTAATGTAAAACGTTTAATAAAAGGGTATAATCCAAAAAAAATATATGAAACATTGCCAACAAGTGAATTTACAGCATATAGTGAAAATAAAGGTGAAAAGTTGGCATTTTGTTTAGATACAGAAAAAAATAGTCAAGGTCGTCTAATAGATTTAAACACATTAATGTATGTTGCATTACACGAAGTAAGTCATATTGCTACGCAATCTATAGGCCACAATGATGAGTTTTGGGAAAACTTTAAATTTATTATTACCGAAGCAAAAGAAATAAATATTTATAACCCAATTGATTATAAAAAAAACCCATCACGTTATTGTGGTATGAATATTAGCGATAATCCTTATTATGATATTTAAGATTAGACAAAAACATATTCTATGTCAAATACATTTGACATGATACTTGTATCATCGTTACTAACAATATTAGTAGTGCTATTAGTAGTGCTATTAGTAGTGCTATTAGTAATGCTATTAGTAGTGCTATTAGTAATAGCATTATGAACTTTTTTATTATAAAAAAGTAAATTGTATTTATTAATATAGTTTGTTATATCTGGAAAAAATGAAGTGCATTCGTAATCTTTATTGATGTATGTTATATATATTTTTGCAATATTAAAAATACTTGATTCATCTTTTTTGTAATTATCTAAAAATAATCTATAAATTTGTTCTCCGCCGATCACCCAGACTGTATCATAATTTTGCGATTTTACAAAATTTTCAAGACATTGCACATTTTCAAAACTTTTAACTCTATTACTCCCGTTATGTTTGTCTATAATACTTGATTTAGATAATATTAAGTTATCTCTATGTGCTAATCCATATTCATTGTTTAAGCTTATAAATGTGTTTTTTCCCATAATAACAGCATTATTTGCATTTCCAATAGTTAATTTTTTGAATTTAGCCATATCACTTTTAATATGCCAAACCAAAGAATTATCTTTGCCTATTCCATAATTATTACAATACGCCACAATAATATTTATAATCATATATATATAAAATAATAGTCTACTATTTATATAAATGTCAAATATATTTAAAATTTATATAAATAACAATAATGAGTATAGTAAATTATATTTATTTATTAAAAATAAATATATTTACTTAAATTCATTAACGGTCGCGTCTTCTTCTCTTCCAAGCATTGAAGAACTAAATAAAAATTATAATAATTTTAGCACATTTAGTAAAAGCAGTGTATATTCTGAACATTTTAGTAATGATTTTAATCAAAATGACTTAAACACATTTCAAACTACAAGTGGAATCATCATTTTCATAGATGAGGTTATAAATTATGATGATACTATAGAAACTGTAAAACTAAAATTCATAGCCAATTATAATAATAATGTAAATGAAGATGAAAAAATTTGTTTTGAAGAACTATATATGTATGGCTTAACAGAAGACAAATTTGATAGCCAAGATTTGTTTAATACATTAACCAATAATAACAAAATTGAGCTAACACATTCTAATATTATTAAATATTTGGCAAATATTTATGAAAATGAAATAATATTAACCAGCTTACAAAGCAAACAAGTAAAAGAAACATATAGTTATGATGATTTGACCAAGATCGAATTAACCACTATTAAAGAATATATACAAATTGGACAAAGTGTATTAAATAACAACATAAACTATATAGTAAATCCGTATTATTATATAAATAATACTAATGCTGCACAATTGAGTGAAAATATAACAACAAATAATTCAAATTTATTATTTGAATATAACATATACAATAATTCATTATACATATGTTTAGCAAGTGATTTTTTTAAACAGAAAAAATCAAGTATTGATGATGAAACAATAATAAAGTTATATTATTGTTTTTTACATAAAAAAAATATACTGAATGCTATAAATTTTTATTCTGAGAAAATACACTTGATAAAAGAAACAAATATTATGTTAACTAATATTAATTTTATTAATAAAAATAAATTAGTGTATTTATTAAATTCAATTAATCAAGTATCCGATAAATTAAATTATGAAAACAGGGGTGTAAAATACATTAATTTAAACATAAATAATAATCTGGACTCAAATATTTCATTAGAGTCTATTTTTAAACTATTTCATAGCTCGGAATTGTATCCATTAATTAAATATAATCCAGGCAAAAAACTCGAAAATATATATAGAATATTTTGCTCAACTATTACAAAAAATAAACTTCCATTATTAAGTAAAGCGCTACTATTGAAATATGCAAAATCTTTAGGAAAAACTAATACTATTAGTTTTTATGTTAGTTTAAAAGATGTTAATACCGCGTTTCTAAAAAATGTAGACGAATTTTTAATAGTATTGTATGAATCTGGATTAATAAATATTAGTGTGGGGTTAAAAAACATAGTTAGTCTTGAGCTATTAAATAATTTAATAGCTTCATGTGTTAATCCGATTATTAAATTTATAAAAAATTTGGTGATTACTAAAACTATTGATTTATTTACTGATTTAAGAGCTAATAATATTCAGATAAATTCTCTCAATTATAGTTGTAATATCAGTTTGAAAGGTGATTTAAATTTTGATGCTATTGGTAACTGTATATATTTATTATTTAATATTATTACGCAGAAAAGCAATGAAATAACAATGCGTTATAAACACGTTTCCAATTTTAATACAATGGACTCGGAAGAAGCATTTGTATTAGAATTGATTAAACAAGAATATAGTGATAGCGTTATTTTAGTCAAGTTACAAGAGAACTTTAAATTAACAATAGAAAATGCTAAGTTAAAACTGGTTAGTGTTTATAATTCGTTAAAATTATTAACTTCTACATTTAATTCTAAAAAACTAATAATTAAAAATAATCCAGGATTTAAAACCCTATTAAAAAAAATAGGACAGTCCCTTCTCTCTATTAGTGTAGAAAATATAGATAATATTAATTATTTAGATTTCATCCCCATATATATAGACTCATTAGTTAAAATATTATATCAATTAATTAATGACGAAGATGATAAAAACATAAATAAATTATGTGCTACAATCAATATTGAAGATACATTAGCAGAAACTAATTTTAAAGAAATTGAAACTACAGAAATGATAAATAAAAAAATGAATGCTTTATTAGAAAATGACGACAGTGCTGTATTTGATGATGATAATAATATATTTGGGCTTTTAACTTATGATGACGAAGATGAAGAAGAGGAAGAAGAGGAAGAAGAGGAAGAAGAAGAAAAAGAAGAAGAAGAAAAAGAAGAAGATATAGATCAGGATCAAGAAGATGTAGTAGAAAAAACAATTGTAATAGATAAAATTAAATTAACAAAAAAAGCAACGATGCAAGAGAAGAAAATCACTAATATTAATAAAAAATATGCAAATAAGGACGATGATGAGGATAACGAAGATGATGATTATGATAATGACGATGATATGGATGATGATGATATGGAGGATGATAAGGATGATGATATGGATGATGATGATAGGGATGATGATAGGGATGATGATAAGGATGATGATATGGATGATGATAGGGCTGATGATAGAGATGATGATAGGGATGTAAAAGTTGATAATATTATGGACAATGTTATAGGCAATGATATTAGCACTATTCAATCTGTAAAAACATTAAATAAAAACACTGACACCATACCAAATGAGTCTAACACACAAGGTAAAACTATAGATATAAAAAAACAAAATACAACAGATATTATTAAAGAAAAATCTGAAAAAAGCAATCCTATTTTAAAACGATTAATTAATAGAGAACCAAAATTATTTGCTACAGAGAAAAATTCATTTTATGAAGAATACTCAAGATTATGTAATTGGAATGTAAAAAAACAGCCGGTTATATTAACACAAGAAGAAAAAGAATTTATAGACACAAATCATCCAGGTTCTTATAGTGAAAGTTTTGAATATGGAACACAAGATAAAAAATATCATTATATATGTCCTCGTTATTGGAGCTTAGAACATAATACAAGTTTAACACAATCAGAAGTTAGTAGTGGAAAATATGGGACAGTTATTTCAAAAAAAAATAAAGACGGAACTTATGATGGAAAAATATTAGAATTTACAGATGCGAAACATCATATTGATGAAAAAGGTAATTATGTTGATCATGTTCCTGGATTTTTAAAAGATAAACATAATAGAAATGGTTTTTGCTTGCCATGTTGTTTTAATAATAATATATCAAAGACCAAAGAACAAGTAAAAAGACGCAATAAGTGTTTAAATGTAAGCACACAAGAATCCAATGATAGTGACAAGTTATATTTGAATTACATTTTAGGTCCTGAAAAACCATTAGACAAAAATAAGCTTGGTTTTCTTCCTATTAGAATACAACGATTTTTGCAAATTGATAATGAAAATTGTGTAACAAAAAAAGCACAAAATACGCTAAAAAAGAATTATCAATGCTTTTTGCGATATGGTGTTGAAACCAGTAAAAATCAGTCTTTTATTGCTTGTATTGCTGACCTTTATAGCACATTAGTTCACAATAATACAAAATCTATTAGCATTAATGAAATGAAAACAATAATAATAAATGCTATTAGTATTGATAACTTTATTAAATATAATAATGGAAATTTACCACATATATTTATTTCCAAGGATTTTAATGATTTAATAGATACAATAGATATAGAAAATTATACAACCACTAATTTATATAAACAATTTACCACTAATCCATCACATATAATTTTGCTTAAAAAAATAATAAATAGTTTTAACAATTTTAAAGACTATTTAAATAGTTCTAATTTAATAAATTATACATATTTATGGGATATTATATGTAAAAGTAATCCGTTACTTTTTCCAAATGGAATAAATTTAATTATTTTAGATATAACAAATGAAGATATTACAGATAATGTTAAAGTATTATGTCCAAAACAAAGTTATAGCAGCGAATTCTTAGATATAAAAAAACAAATATTACTACTAATTAAAAATGATGAAAATTATGAGCCTATTTATTTAATTAATGACAATGTTAGTTATTCTATTACAAAATCTTTTAGCTTTGTAAATAAAGACCCTTTTTTCAAAAATTTCACTATAGTTTTGTATAATATTAAAAACGCGATTAATAAATGTAACAGTGATACAAGTAAAAGTCCTACTAATGTATATAATTTTAAACCAAATATTAGTTTAAATAGAATAATTAGTATTATTCTAAAATTAAAATATGAAATTACATATCAAGTTGTTGATTATTCAAATAAAGTTATTGGACTACTTATAGTTAGTGCGGATGCAACAATAGATGATGCAAATGCAGATTCAAGAGAACACGGCTTTATACCTTGCTATCCATCAGCCATTTCATTAGAACATCCTGATATTCCATACAAGTTAGTAGATGATCTTAATGAAGATGACTATAATGATTATAATAACACTAAAAAATTATTAGAAAAAATATATACCTTGAGTAAAGAGGAAATCATATGTAAGCCAGTATATAAAATAGAAGACGATAGCTCTATTATAGGAATATTAACATTAGGCAATCAATTTGTATTACTTTCACATCAAGAAATTAATAATGATGATGAATTGGAAGTAATAAAAAATAAAGACTATTTATTTTTAGATAAACAAATACAAACATCTAACAAGCAAGATAATGAACGTATTAATGCTGTTAATAATATAAAATTAGAAACCTTATTTTATAATAATTTTAAAAATACGTTTAAAAAAATTTTAAGCATGCACAAAAATAGTATTTATAAAAATGTATTAAAAAAAATAACATATACAAATTCGTTAGTATTTTTGGATAAAATTCAAAAAATTTATGACATATTACAAGAGGTTGGTTCTAAATATATAATTTTTACAAATTATGATGCTAAAATACTTAACACAATTAAAGAAATGTCATTGTGTTTAGATAACGAAGAGTGTAATACTAATTATTGTGCTAAAAAAAATGATATATGTTCTTTAATTATACCAATTACAAATCTAATAAATAACGAATCCAATGAAGTATTATATTATACACGACTTGCAGATGAATTTGTAAGATACAATAAATTTAAAAAGTTTATTTTTCAAGACAACATAACTTTTAGTTATGGTTCTGCTAACTATAATATTTTAGAGAATGAACTGTTATTATTTCAGTCATCATTAACATTAGAGTATTTTAACAATGTTATAACAAATAGTAGTACTACTTTTAATGAAACATTTGATACATTAGGTTATTATAATACTAAAAAACTGGAAACTCTAAAAAAATTAACAATAGTGCCTATTCCAAAAGCAAATAATATACAAAAAGACATAATAGATATTTTGGACAAAAATAAAAATAAGAATAAAACTCAAAATATCACTGATAATGATCCTGATAATGATCCTGATAATGATGATAAAACATTTATAGAATATATTGATGAAGATAATGAAGCTATGGCATCTATTCAATTATTAGATAAATATATTGATAAAAATCATAATTGTGTTGTAAGTAAAAATATACTTGCAGAAGGTATTAATTCAAATTTTAAGCAAACAGTATATCAATTAATCTTTGATATAGATAATAATATTTGTTCTTTTCAAATAATTTTAATGCTAATAAAATATCATACAAAGAATGATAAATTAGTAATACTTGATTTAAAAAATAAGTTAATACAATTATATAGTAGGCATCCTAATTCTGAAATATTATATTATATATTATTAAAAAATAATAAAAAGAGTGTTATGCAAAAAGTAATAGACGGAGTAATACTAATATCAGATTTAATAGCAAGTGATGAGTATTATGTAACTTTTATTGATATATATTTATTATCCAAAGAATATGATTTACCAATAATATTATTATGTAATACCGCTATTGATATATCTATAACAAATAGTATAGATGTAAAATATATTATATGTAATACAAATAAAATAAATGATGATTATTATTTTTTAAAAGTTCCAAGTGTGTATTCGCGTGAAAAAAAACATAATTATAAACTTATTTTTAATGCTCAGTCTTTCATTTTCAATATAAATAATGATTTACAAGATTCACAGAGTTATAAATTATATAGTAATTTAAAAAAAAATTTACAACTTTATAATGATATATTAGATAATTTTATAAATAACTATGATATAACAAAAGCCACCAATACAGTATATAAACAAAAAATTAATAAGAAAAATATTAACACAAAAAAACAGACCGTGAAAGAACCAGAACCAGAACAAGAACCAGAACAAGAACCAGAACCAGAACCAGAACCAGAACAAGAACAAGAACCAGAACAAGAACAAGAACAAGAACAAGAACAAGAACAAGAACAAGAACAAGAACAAGAACAAGAACAAAAACCAATAAATATTGTAGCAGATGATGTTGAAAATATTGATATAAGTAAAACAAAAAAAAATAAACGTTGCCCTAAAGGCGAACGGCGTAATAAAATAACAAAAAAATGTGAAGTATATAAAAAAAAATAATAAATAATAAATAATAAATAATAAATAATAAATAATAAATAATAAATAATAAATAATAAATAATAAATAATAAATAATAAATAATAAATAATTTATAGTTTACTATATAAATTATTTAGCTCATTTGTATTATTAAAAATCTAATTCATAGTCTTCACTTGTTCCCATAATGCTTGGTTTAATAGTTGCAATAGATGACTCAATTAGCAAATTATTTTTATTACATTCATCATTAGAGTCTTCTTTTAATTTATTTAATAAATCATCGTGATTTAATTCTTCTTCATCAGTAGTTTCTGTATCTTTAGTTTCAGGTTTGAAAGACATTAAAACATCATTATTTACTAATACTTTAAAACAGCTTGTTCCATAATAACCTTCTTGACCACACATTATATTGGCTGAAACACCTTTCATATTGTCTAATTCACCATGCTTAGCCGCTTTCAGAAACATTTCAGGTGTTTCTTCAAAAGATGCTTTGGCAATAGCTCCAATATCATCATTATTAATACCATGCCTAAAAATGGATACCATTTTATCATTGCATGTCATTCTATCAGCTAACATGGTTAAATGATGATAGTTAATATATGTGCTATCAAATTCAATTACTTCTGAAAATTCATCAAATATGCTTTGCCTTGCTGCTTCTATGCCAAATATGTTGTAAATTTCAATAATATGATTACAAGTTGTTCGCGTTTTATCTACAAAATCAAGGGCTAAAATATCTAACAAATTGCTTCCTAATGTATCTAATACCCATAAATCTTTTTTAATATATTTAGTATCTACTTCTTCAAAATTATCACTAATTTTGCGTAAAAATACTTTTTGAATATTTTTCACTCCTCGCAAAATAAGATTATCTAATAACTCATTTTGTAAATTTTTAAGTAAATAGATTTCATCACTTTGGTCAAGTGACTCCAAAACACTTTTATTCTTCTTTTTCTTTAGCGCTTGTAAATTTTTGTTTATGCGAATTCTAAAAATTAACTTATCTGAATTATAATCATTATACATACATGTCAAATTGCTATAACTACTCATTAATGCATAATGAACATCATCCATATTAATATTTTTATCTAACATTTCTACTTTATTTAAAGCTAAACGAATGATCCATTTAGATTTTTCCTTAGAATCATTATACTCGCTATTGCATTCATCAAGTAATTTCTCAAATTCATTATATTCTTTCATAAGTTCAATATCTTCACTAATTAATGTATTTAAGTCATCTGGATCGAAACAGATTTGAACCGACTCAACAATAGACCGTAATTTAGTATTTTCAAGTTTTGAAACATATTCTTTCACCTTAACTTGATCATAACTATCTGGTTTATGTAAATAAATTGTGCACGATAAACTTTTAGGATTATCACTTAAAGACAAAATTTCTTCAATACGAGGAACACCACGCGTAACATTAGACTTTGATGCAACACCAGCAAAATGAAAGGTATTTAATGTTAGCTGTGTAGTTGGTTCTCCAATACTTTGTGCCGCAATCATTCCCACCATTTCACCGGGTGCTATTAGTGATTTTTTATAACTATTATTTATAATACTCATTAATAGTTCAATGGATTTACGAGTTAACCGTTTGTGCATTAACAATTCTTTTGGAGTTAAATAATAATAATATAACACTTTGAATAGTTCATTTGGTTTACAATAATTTAACATATTGAGTTTTTCAAAATTAGATTCAATCATTTCAAACACATCTAATGGAGTAATATCAATTATAACATTTTCTTCTTGATTACCTGCAATGTTATTAATAATATGTATAAAAGATACTGGAACATTGACAGATGGTTTATATAAGGCATTGAATACTTTACTAATAACATCTTCACGAGCTTGTAGTAACATATTAATGTATACTTGACATTTTTTATCAAGTTCTGGTTTCTGTTTCTTAAATTTACTATATGCTTGTTTTGTATATAATGTACTATAAATAGAATCTTTAGAATAATCATTTGGCATTTGATAATGTCCATAAATTTCTTCAATTGTCATATTAACAAATGGGACCGGTTGTGATTCAACTTTAATAGGATCAAAATTGTCATTACCATAACTATACTGAATAATTTTATTCTTATTGTTACGAACTGTCATATCATAATGAACCATTAAATCTTCGAGACCTTTAATTAATCGTCGCTGAATGTATCCAGTTTGACTTGTTTTACATGCCGTATCGATTAAACCAACACGACCACCCATAGCATGAAAGAAGAGCTCGTCTGGATTTAAACCACCAATAAATGAATTTTCTACAAAACCACGTGCATTTGGTGAATCATTATACTTTGTATAATGAGGTAATGTTCTGTCATCAAATCCATAAGGAATACGTTTTCCATCTACATTTTGTTGTCCCAAACATGAAATCATTTGCGAAATATTTAAATCACTGCCTTTAGAACCTGCATTTACCATTGTAACAAAACGATTGTTGTCATTTAAATTTTCACGCGCAATTTTTCCCGCCTCAAATGAAGCCTTATTTAAAATATTATTAACTCGCGTTTCAAATTCAATAACATTTGTTCGTCCTGTTTTATTATCAAAAATACCCAAATGTGTTTCATCTATTAAGATTTTTACTTCTGCTTTTTTCTTATTAATAGTGTCATTAATTTTATCATTTGTTTCTTTATTTGCTATAAGATCACTTATTCCAACACTAAAGCCGTGGTTTTTCATATATTCAGTTACAACATCTTGTAAATTATCAACAAAATCACGACATGCCTCAACATTGTAATCATTATAAATTCTATGAATTAATCCACGGGTTGTATCACTTAATACGCTTTTTTCAATATGTCCACGAACAATAGCTCCTCTATTAATTTCTAATACATTATTAGAAGTATTATAATCATCACCAGCATCATTAAATCGTTTTGTCTTATATTTTAATGTAATATTTGGAATAATTTGACTTAATAAACTAAAACTGGTTTGGTTCTCATCTGCAAAATTTATATTTTTTAAATTAATTGTCTTAAGATGTGCTAATAAGTTCATAGCAACTCGTGGATTAAAAGTAATATTTTCTCGTGTAAATAAATAGGTGCTTAATAAAGAGTCTTGAAATATACCAATAATGGGTTTATTGTTTGCCGGACTTACAATATGATATTTTACTGCGGCTAAATGTTTTAATTCAATTTCAGACTCATCATCTTGTGGCATATGTAAATTCATTTCATCGCCATCAAAATCAGCATTATATGGTTTGGTATCACCAACATTCATTCTAAATGTGTCTCCTTTATACATTATTTTAGCAATGTGACACATCATAGACATTCTATGAAGAGTTGGTTGACGATTAAATAAAATTGCATCACCATCTAACATGTGACGATGAACAATATCACCTGGTTCTAAATTAATTGATTCACGATCAACATAACGCAAACTAATACAATCACCATTTTTTCGTTCATAAATTTTAGCTCCGGGATAAATATCAGGACCATTAAGAACTAACTTGCGCAAATAATTTTTATTTTTTAAAGTTACACATATTGGTTTTGTTAAATTTTTAGCTATTTTTAGTGGAATACCGAGCTGACTAATTGAAAGATTTGGGTCTGGAGTAATTACAGATCGCGCACTAAAATCAACACGTTTACCCATTAAGTTACCACGCACACGACCTGTTTTGCCATTTAGTCGCTCTTTAACTGCTTTTAATGGTCGTCCTGATCTTTGTGCAACAGCGGCAACACCTGGAATTTTATTATCTACCAATGTTGCAACATAATATTGCAATACAGTAGTCCAATCATCAATAACATTTGGGGGAGCATTTTGTTCAAGTTTTTCTTGTAATGTTTTATTTGCTTTGACTATATTAATAATAATATGAGTTAAGTCATCTTCACTACGCTGTTGCGCATCGTGTTTAATTGATGGTCTTACTTGTGGTGGCGGAATTGCTAATACCTGACAAATCATCCATTCGGGCCTTGACCATAATGGACTAAATCCCATAAATTTAACATCTTCATCTGAAATTTTTTTGAAAATCTTTAACATTAATTCTGGAATAATTTTCATTGTCATTTTTGAGTCTTCTGTTTTAAACTCATAACCTTTTAATTCTTCTTCTTTTTCATTCCATTCAGCAATAATAGTTGCTAAACCTTCTTTTTTTAACTTTGGTTGTAAACAACCACAACCATTATGCGAATCTTCGCCACATCGCCGTTTTTTGCTTGCAAGTGAAAATACTTTGTTCCAGCGTTCATCAGCATTTAAATTCAATAAATATTTATACTTTGCTTTATCTATTAAAATCTTACCACATTTAATACATACACATCTACTGATTTTCATAATAGTTGATAAATATTGAATATAATAAACCGGACGTGCCAAATTAATATGACCAAAATAACCAGGTGTTTGAATATAGTCTAATCCATCTGTTGGGCAAATCATTCCAGGATCTAAGACCCCCATTCGTGGATCAAATAGGCCACATAATACTGGTTTATTATTAATATGTGTATCTCTATTTGTTATTTCAACAACAGAGGCTTTTTGAATTTCATGAGGACCTAATATACTAAATTGAATGCCTATAATTTTAGATGGTCTCTTATTTTCAAAGTCTGTCATTCTTTTATAATAGTTAAATAATATTTAAATTGTATTATTAATCAATTTTATAATTTTTATAATTTTTACAATTTTTATAATTTTTATAATTTTTACAATTTTTATAATTTTTATAATTTTTACAATTTTTATAATTTTTACAATTTTTACAATTTTTACAATTTTTACAATTTTTATATTTTTTAACCTTTTTGTTTTACTTTTTGATGTGTATTTTATCAGTATATAAAAATTGATTACAATTAAATACTTTTATTTATACTTATATAACAAATCAATCAAAAAATATGGAACAACAATCAAGTCAAATTAATAATGATAGTTTTAATAATTGGAGTTATAAATCAAAAGATATACAATTTAAAAGTACCAAAAAATGCATAGGAAATGGTGAAGAAAAATTAGCAAAAGAACTTAATTTATTATCATGTTTTGGAGGACAAAATAGCACTATTGATTTAATACATCCTGTTTTGGGAAATATAAGTGTAAAAGATATGACAAAAGATGATTGTACTTTAGGGACAGATGGATGTCATAATATGAGAACATTATTTAGAATGACAATAGTGTTGCTAATTACTTGGATTGAAAAATATAGAACAACTTGTGAATTAGCAAATAAGTTTTATAATGATGTTAATAAAAAACATGGTTCTTCAAGAACTACTATAATAGAAGGAGTTGATAGATTTGAATTATCAATGTCAAATCTATCAAAATTGAATGAATTATTAAATGAACTTAAAAAAACCAAATTAAAAAAAGAATATCATAGTTTAAATTCTGAATATATTGATGATATTATTAATAGTTTAGGTAGTAATTCTTTACAAGAATTGTTAAATAATTGTGTTCGTAAAGAAGCAATAAGCAAGACATTAATTATAGTTGATGAAAAAAAAGGTTGGTTTATTGTTAAAAATATTAGTAAATTGTCTTGTCCTCGTATTACACGTGGTGCTCCAAGAATTACTTATAATTGGCTATCTAAATAATATATTAAATCATTTAGAACAAATGAGAATTTAGGAGGAACAGCATTTCCAATTTGTCTATACATTGATGAGACTGAACCTTCAAACATAAAATCGTCTGGAAAAGTTTGAATTCTAGCATATTCTCTAACTGTCATTCTTCTTTTTCCACTTGGATGCACATTTATAACTGGTCCTCCAGTTCCCCCTCCTCTTCCTGTGATAGTAGGAGCTATTTTATCCCATTCTAATTTTCTATTACCCATATAACCTGTAATTTTTACTTTATGTTTTGTTCCAATATGTTGAATTTCTTCATTATAGTCAATTGGTAAATCACCTATTGCATCTTTTAATGTTTTTGTAATTTCTTGTGTTTCAATTGGCCATTCAAAATTAATTTTTTCAGAAATATCACTGCGAATTCCTATAAAAATTACACGTTCTCTATTTTGAGGAATAGCATACCATTTTACTTTAAACAATTTTGTTTTTACTTTATAACCACATTTCTCCAAATCTGAAACTATCATTTTAAATATCTTTCCTGTATGATTTTTCTTATCTACATTATTTTCGTAACCACCCAAACTTAATATACCTTTAACATTTTCAAATATGAAATATTTTGGTTTTTTTAGTTTCAATAATCTTACTAATTCTAAATAAAGTTTATTTCTATTATCTGCTTCTTTTCTATATAAATTTGCCACAGAGAATCCCTGACATGGGAACCCACCTGTAAGTATATCACAATCCGGGATGGTTTCTATTTTGGTTATATCTTGACATGTAGGTTTAAATTTGTAATATTTTTCATAAGTATCACAAGAATCTTTATTAAAATCATTAACATATACAACGGCATATCTATCTGGTTGTTTATGAAATGCAAAATCTAATCCTCCACAACCAGCAAACATAGAAGCAATCTTGAGTTTAGGTTTAATTATTTTAATTTCTATAGATTGTTCTGTTTTGTTATTATTTTTTACTTCTTTATTTTCAAAGTCTGTCATTCTTTTATAATAGTTAAATAATATTTAAATTGTATTATTAATCAATTTTATAATTTTATTTCCATTTATTACTATTTAAGACTATTTAAGACTATTTAAGACTATTTAAGACTATTTAAGACTATTTAAGACTATTTAAGACTATTTATTTTACAATTTTTACAATTTTTACAATTTTTACAATTTTTACAATTTTTACAATTTTTATATAATTGTTATAAAATTGAATACTTAATATTAATTATTAACTTATAATAAAAACATGTCTTCATATACTCATAAATATAATACTAGGTTAACTTCGGGAGCTATTAAGAAGGCAAAATATAGTAATACTATTATTGAAAATAATAATGACGAATATGATGACAACGAAGATGAAGACCCAGACTATGAAGAAGATAAATATGAAGAAGATGAAGAAGATGAAGAAGATGAAGACGATGAAGAAGATGAAGACGATGAAGACGATGAAGAAGAAGAAGATGAAGAAGAAGATAGTAAGAGCAAATTTGATAAAGTAGAATATTATAAACTGTTAAATTCACTTTATCCATCAAAATATAGCTCTGCTAAAGTAAATAATGAGTTAGTAAAAAACAAAGATACTAACTTATTTAAGAATTTTGTTTTAAGAAATGCTATGTTTTTAAAACCTCAGGCTAAATTATTAAAACCTCAGGCTAAATTATTAAAAACAATTGCTAAAAATAACTTACAAAAACGATTTAAAGACAAAAAAGCAAGCGGTAAAAATGTTATTATTATAAATATAAAAAATAATGACGAAGAATATGACGAAGAACAAAGCGAATATGATGAAGAATACGATGAAGAATGCGATGAAGAATGCGATGAAGAATGTGATGAAGAATGCGATGAAGAAGGTGAAGAAGAAGAAGAAGAAGAAGAAGAAAAAAGAGGCGCTAAAGAAGAGGAAACCGCACTAAAAACTTCTAATAAAAATTATAAAGTCTTTTCTAAGATTTTACATAATGAAGATAAAGAGGCAGACTACTTTAAAAAATGCTTATCAAACCATAAACAAGAAATAGTGATCGAAAAGCTACAAGAATTACAAAATTTAACAACAATTGATAAACCATATTTATTACATTTAGTAGATCTTGATATTCCCAATGAATATAAAGCTTGTGCTTTACGAAAAATTAATATTATGCGTTCTATGGGTGGTGGTTTTGGTAATAGTGAGTTCTATAAAATTAAATCTTGGGTAGATGCCTTTTTAAAAATCCCTTTTAATAAATATAATAACTTGCCTATTAGTTTTGCTGATGGGATTGAGAAATGTCACGACTTTATGGAATATACAAAAAAAACATTAGACAGTGTTGTATATGGACTTGAAGATGCCAAAATTCAAATTATGCAAATGGTTGGACTATGGTTAGTAAATCCAAATGCGATTGGCTGTGCTATTGCCATTAAAGGACCACCTGGCACAGGTAAAACAACTCTGATTAAAGAAGGTATCAGTAAAATTTTAAATAGACCATTTGCGCTCGTTGCATTAGGTGGTTGCGGAGATGCGGGATTTTTAGATGGTTTTGATTATACATATGAAGGCAGTAAATATGGAAAAATTATTGATATATTAATTCAATGTGGTTGTATGAATCCGGTTATCTTATTTGATGAATTAGATAAATTAAGCGATTCATATAAAGGACAAGAAGTCACTGGTGTATTAACTCATTTAACAGATAGCACTCAAAATACTAAGTTTAGCGACAAATATTTTTCAGAAATTAGTATTAATATGTCAAAAGCACTTTTCATATTTAGTTATAATGATGAAAATGCTGTAAATAATGTGCTAAAAGACCGAATGTATAAAATTGAGACAAAAGGATATAAAACCAAGGAAAAACTTATTATTGCAAAAGAGCATTTATTGCCAAAAATTAGAGACGAAATCAAGTTTGACATGTCAACAGTTGTCTTCAATGATGAGTTATTAGAATATATTATTAATGATTTTACAGAAAAAGAAGATGGTGTTCGCAATCTAAAACGCTGCTTAGAAATTATTTATAAAAAGTTAAATTTATATAGATTAATGAAGCCTGATATAAATTTATTTGAAAATAGCGAAGGACTAAAATTAAAAACTAAACTATGTTTTCCGTGTATTTTAACTCGAGAGATTATTGACGATTTAATTAAAAAAGAAAGTACAGATAACATTCCCTATGGAATGTATAATTAATAAGGGATAACTAACTAATGCAAATGTTAAAATAAATATATATAATAATAATGCCCTTGCCAGACTTTGAAATAATAAAATTAAATAAATTAAATAAATATAAAGATTATGAAAAATATGATGATTATTTAAAAGAAGAGCATCCTCTTTTTTATGCTGAATTAGCTAATCCTCAAATAATGGAAATAGCTGATACTGCTATTGAAGAACGAATGAGAGATGCTATACGTTTTTTTGCTTCAAAGGGGGTGGGCGAATTGACCCAAATATTGAGCAATTTTGATGAAAATGCTGAAATAACAAATGGAATTCAAAGATTTGTTGGTGATGATTATGCTGCTATTAATCAAGGTATAAGGGATAATGTTGGTAATAGTGAAATGCCATTTACAACTATTATAGCGCATTATGAAACTGAAATTGCGAGACCTATTAATATAACTGACACTTATATTTATAATTTATTAAATGCATTTACAAAAACCACGCCCACTCAACAAAAATTCTATGTTTTTAGATGCTTTCAACAATTGCCACAATTTCCAGATAATATACCGTTAATTGATGATAATGGTGTTATGAAACAACACATTTATTTAAATCAGTTTTTATCAACTTCTATATTATTACGGGTATGTGATTTTTGGTGTACGTCTCCTCCTGTAAATATTGCAAATCCAACAAATCCATTTAACCCTGCCACCGGAGATAATACTATAATTTGTATAGAAATACCTATAGGCACGCATGGAATTTCTATAATTAATTATGCTGGAATTCTTTACGGACAACTTAGAACTACATATTCCGAATTTGAATATTTGCTTCCACCGGGTGGAACTTTAGACCTTACTCCTGAAACATATGATTATACAAGTATTACAAGAATGCGATTACATGAAATAGCCAGAATTGACCCATTAAATGCACCAATTCAAAATTTACCTACAAGATTTAACATACCTATTTATAAATACAATTCCCTTGTTCCAGATAACCGTTCATTTAAAAAAATAGCAAAAAATGTATATCATTACAAATTACCAGCACTTAGAAGTATAGTACTAAGAAATATAATATATTTACGAGACCAAGTAAGTAATTTATCATCGAGGATGATAGACAGTTTTAGAAGACGAAGGAGGCCTGGTTATGTTGAATTGGGTGAAGGCAGAAAACAAAGAAAAAGAAGTAGAAAACAAAGAAAAAGAAGTAGAAAACACAGTAGAAAACACAGTAGAAAACACAGTAGAAAACACAGTAGAAAACAATAAAATATGTACTATTATATATTAATGTAAAAATAATAAGTCTTAACTATTAGATATTGTCATATAACCAAGAATAATAATATCTCTCATTTTTACCATTTTTAAGATTAGAAAATTTTAAAAAAACATCGGCATCTCTACATAAAGCAAGTAATTCTTTTTTAAAGTCAACCAACTTTGTTTTATCATAATTAGTATTGTAATAATATGGATTTTGTATTATTGCGTGTGTTAAGAATTCGCGCTTAGTAGGTGCAAGTTCAAACGCACCAATAAAATAAGGGCCTTGTTTTAAATCCACTTTTTTCGGAAAAAATCCAATATAAAAATAAGTTTGGGAAGAGTTAATGTTAGCAAAATCGCGCATTTTAAACATATCTTGAAACATAAATGTGGGAAACTGATTTGGTATATGAACCATCTCATAAGTCCAAGTCTTGGCCCATTCAATAACAGATTCGGGTGTTAACATTTTTAAATCTTTAGACAATGGTGCTTTAATATATTTTTCATAAGAATTGTAGGTAGTTAAATATTTATGTGTTAGTGTCTCATTTTGTGTTTCATTTTGTATATCACTTTGTGTCTCACTTTGTGTCTCACTTTGTTTATCACTTTGTGTGTCATTTTCTTTTTGATTTTTTTCATAATTTTCTACAAATTTAGTTATATAGTTTTCTACATAGTTTTCATCAATATTTAATGTTAGGTTTTTTTGTTTAATAAAGTCATAAAATGATTTACTATTTGTATCATTTTCCTTATCATTTTCATTTAAATATACTGGATTAGCATATCTTCTTTTATATGTTAAAGAATTGCTTGATTTCGTTTTAATAGCATAGAGAGAAAAGCAATTTAAAGTCACAATTTTTAAATATAAAAGAAATAATAACTTCATATTAATAGTTAATAGCTAATTGTGTTTAATATTTAACACTATATTATATTAGTTTAATAGTTATAAATAGTATTTTATAGAGAACTATATGGTATATGCTGTGCGTAATAATGAAAGATTTGGACTTGGTATAGTTATAGGTATATGCGGTTGTATGGGTGCTGTTGCTGGTGGTATAGGTGCTGGTGGTGGTGCTACTGGTGGTGCTAATGGAAGTTGTGGATTATAAGTATCTTCCAGAGTATAATAATAGTCTAAGTCCAGACGGTGTGCTGCAGCATATGTCCGTGCATTAGCTTGTGCTGTTGTGTAGGCATTAGTATTTGCCCGACTATAACGCCTAACAAGTCTTGATAATTTCAAGACTGCAAGTTTACATAATTTTAGTAATTCAACTTCAATGGGTCTCCTACCTTGTTCGGTCCAATATTCATCAACCATTTGTAATATTGCTAATTCGTTTGCGTCATCATTAGCATCTGCTATTTGTTGAGCTAACTGTGGATTTATTTGTGGAACTATTATTGGTGCTTGAACCTGCGCTCTACATAGTGGACAAGTATTTTTTGTTCTTAGCCAAGTATTTAAACACTCACTATGAAATTTGTGTCCGCATGGTGTTGTTCTTAGCGGTCCATTGTTTGACATAGTGTCAAAACATATAGAACAACTATTATCTTCTTGTTTATTTTTTTCTTGTTCGCTTTTAATTCTTCTAAAAACGCGCTCACTAATTCTCTTTTTTCTCTTTTTAGTAAACGAGTCTATTTTTTTTTTGGTTTCTTGTAGTTTATTAATTCTTTTAAATAAGTGTCTCATGTTTCTCTTTTTAGTAAAAATGGCAATTTTACTTTTTGTTGCTGGACTAAATGATACACTTATACTTTTGCTTTTGCTTTTGCTTTTGCTCTTATTCTTAGGTTTTGTTGGTTTTGCCTTGTTACTTAAAAATGTCATAAATGGTGGCATTGTATTCTATTTAATTATATATTATATTATAAAATATATAAAATATATAACAATTAAATAGTTACTTCACTGCTTGGATTATAATTAATTAATTCATTATCTAATTTATTGGTTAAATTAGCAAACTCATTAATTTTGTCACTATTTAAATCTTTAAAATCTATAATATAACTTGTATCATTTTTATTAAATGGAATTGCATCACCTTGAATAGCTAATGTTGGAGAGAAAAACAAATTAGTATACCTCGTGTCATCTTGAATAAATGATGATGCTGATTTATTTGTTCCACGCCGTCTTAAATATTCTTGTTGGGTTGGTGTAATACAAGCGCAGCCTTTTGAAGTACTATATTCACTATTATATAAACAACATTCTGGTAAAAATTTGTTATTTTCTAATAATGGTTTTGCGGGATCAATTGCTACATTATTATATGAAGTTAGATTTAAGCCCGTATTTTTAAATACATGTGAATACAATGGATTATATGATAAGTTATTATATGAAGTATCAAAGCTTGAAAAGTGCTCTTTAGATTTTATAAAATAGTATCTATAAACATTATATAAAGAAAAAAGTATAAATAGTGTAAATTTATCAAAAATTAATACAAATAAAATTACTAACGAACCGTATTTTAGTATATTTTTTTTAAGTCTCTCATAATTAGTTCCAGAATTGGTTGTATTGGTTTTTTTAGTTAATGGCTTTACCATAACCCAATATATATAATAGTTTATATAATTATTTATATAATTTATAAAATTTATAAAATCAGTAGTTTTATAACTAATTATATGATAAACTAATTATATGATAAACTAATTATATGATAAACTAATTATATGATAAACTAATTATATTTTGCAATAATTGTTTGTGGAATTAAGATAGTTTTGTAACTCTCTAATTTCTTATAACATTTATTTATTGTTACTTCACTAATTTTGCTAACATTATTAATGGCCGATTTTGATATATTTAAATTACATGTTTGCGATACAAAATATATAATACCTCCAGCAATAGAGTGTGGTGTATTTTCTGGTATTAAACGTAATTGTTCTATCTTATATGCAACAAATTTACACAAATTTGTTAATTCATTATTAATACACAATTTACTACAAAATCTCTCAATAAATGAAGTAGGAGTTGTTTTACTTAATGATGTTATATCTTCATTAATTTCATTACTTTGTTCCAAATCATTAATCACAGAAAGTGCATTTTTGCAACCTTTAGTAGCACTTGCATTATCTAAATTAAAAATATTAGCAATTTCTTTTGCTGTTCTTGGATAATTATTCATTCTGCAAGCAATATAAATAGAAGCAGCAATAATACCATCACGATTTAATCCCCTATATGTTTTTGTTTCTGATATTTTTTTATGAATTCTCATAGCCTCATCAATTATAATTTTAGGAATGCCAGAGTTTTGCGAAATTACAGAAATAAACTGAAATTCATCATATTGCGATTTTTCCTTATATGGCATGGCTTGCCAATCAGTGTATCTACGAATCTTATGCATTTCATAACTGGATTTTCCCATACATAATACTTTACAACTATATGAAGACTCTCTCAATAATGGATTAATTGGCATACCACATCTTGTTGGATCAGAATGATTATTATCATCATTACCATAATATCGCCATTCGGCAGAAGTGTCTAAATTATCTTTATAAATAATACCACACTTGTTATTTGAACATGTTAAAAATCCATCTTCTCCTATAAATAAGCAATACTTACAATTAATACATAGTCCATCATTTTTATTTAGTTCTTGTTCTTTAATATAAACACATTCCAGTGTGTTTTTGCTATTAATATTAACTTCTTCATCAAACATATTCCATAAATTTTTATTTGTACTGTTTTTTTGCTTTATTTTTTTTGTATCTTGTTTGCTTGAATTAGATTGTATTGAAGTTGAAATATTACATTCTGAAATCATTTATTAGTTGATAATATAAATTAGTTTAATAATAAACTAATTTGTTTCAATTATTTATAATATTAATTATTATATATATTATATATTATTAGTAATATATAATATTACTTTATGAATTTTTTATTAGATAATTTTGTTGTTGATTTTTTTACAAATACAAAAAAAACAGATGAAGAGTTTAATGCATTTATAAATGTTAAATTTACACACTATTTAAATAATACAAATTTATTAGCAAATATAGTAAAAGACTTTGAAGCTAATAAAACTGGTGAAAGCAATTATTGTAGTGAGTGTAAAGATTTATATATATTGACAAAATCTATATTTAATAATTATATAAAAAAATTAACAATACCTTTTGATATTAATATTAATGATGAAATAAATCCGGAGACTAATACTAACTATAAAAATAAAGTGCTATATTTTTTTAATTTAGAAGATTTAAAACAAATATTAACTTCTGAAAAATTAAAAGAATCAAGTGATGATGAAGTAAATAAAAAGCAAATTTTATGTAAAATTATTTCAGTAATATTTATTAGGATTTATATTATTATAAAATCAATACATGAAACATTTAATATTTATCACTCTTTGACTGATAATGCTTACGAATCTGAAGGGAATGAAGCAGACGATCCTGATTATTTAAATAGTAAGAGCGACTCAAGTTATAAGCAAGAGTTAGATGCCTTAGGTGAAGAAACAAGTAATTCTAAAGAAGAAAAAGAAGAACAAACACAAGAATACGAATCGAAACCACCACCCTTGGAATCAAACCTAACAACTGATACATCAAGACAATTAGAAGAAGAAGTTCCGCCATTAGAACCAAGACCAGAAGAACCAACAGCACTAACAGAACCAACAGAACCAATACCTGTAGCACCAATACCTGTAGCAACAGAACCAATACATGTAGCACCTGTAGCACCAACCGCACCAACAGCAACAGAACCAATACCTGTAGCACCTGTAGCACCTGTAGCACCAATAGCACCTGTAGCAACAGAACCAATACCAATACCAACAATACCAATACCAACAATACAAGGACAAGCAGCACCACAACCAATACAAGGACAAGCAGCACCACAACCAATACAAGGACAAGCAGCACTACAACCAATACAAGGACAAGCAGCACCACAACCAATACAAGGACAAGCAGCACCACAACCAATACAAGGACAAGCAGCACCTATACCAACAATAGTAGGAGGAGGGGATTTATTTGATACTATTCGTGAGTATCTTCCTTTTAGTAATAGTGAACAACAAGCATCAAGTCAACCAACTATAGAACCTGTAAAATATAAACCATCTAAAAATTTATTTTATACTATTTTTGTAATTTTATTTACAGATTATTATGAACTAAATTCAGGCAATTTTAGTAAAAAAATATTACTTGAAAAATTGCATTCAATAGATAATGAGAGATTTGCAACAAATTTGTCAAAACTGGCAAAATATTTTTGTTCAGAACAAGATGAAAAAAAGCAATATGTATTATTCAACTTAGAAACAATTACAAATGGATCTATTATCTTTGATGATAATATTGCTTCTTTACAGTTTTTAAATTTAAATATTGATTATAATGTTGATTATAAAAAAGAACATGAAGATAGTTTAGCTATTATAACAAGTAAACAAAAAAAATTAGAGGTTATACTTACAGAATGCACACAATATTTAGAAACCATATGTCTTCATACACTTAAGGAATCTTATAGTGAATACAATGACGAATCCAGTCGTGAAGCCAATGACGAATCTTATAGTGAATACAATGACGACCCAATTCGCGAAGCCAATGACGACTCCACTCACGAAGCCAATAACGACTCAACACGTGAACCTAATAGCGACCCAACTCGCGAACCAATTCGCGAACCAATTCGCGAACCAATTCGCGAACCTAATAGCGACCCAACTCGCGAACCTAATAGCGACCCAATTCGCGAACCTAATAGCGACCCAATTCGCGAACCTAATAGCGAACCAATTCGCGAACCAACTCGCGAACCAACTCGCGAACCTAATAGCGAACCAACTCGCGAACCAACTCGCGAACCAACTCGCGAACCTAATAGCGAACCAATTCGCGAACCTAATACTGGTTATATTGGTGGTAGTGATGATGACAAACTATTTGTTAATTATAAAGCATTTGATTTCATTAAAACTATTTTAACTACGATGATAAAACATTATTTTTTTTATCGCAGATATTTGTATATAAATATTATTGAAAAAATTGTTAAATTTGATAAAAAAAAGAATATAATAACCAAATTAAATGATAATTTAACTTATATTGACATCATGAGATTAACCCATAAAACAAAATATCAAATATTAGAGATGAACTATTATACATATGATGGTGTTAATTCTATTTTAAAGGTATTTTCTGATGAATTAAAAAAATTAGAAAAATTAGAAAAAAAAACTATTAGACAAGAAGATACTAATAAAATAACAATACCTTTACAAAGTGGTTATGGTGGAAAAAGCAGACATAATAAAATAAATGCTCATAAAAAGAGAACATTGCGTAAAAAACGAACTCGTAAAGAAGGAGTAATGCGCAAAAAACATAGAGCAACACGAAAAAACAAAACTTCCTAATATATAATACTATAATACTATAAGTATTATACAAGATAAATTATACAAGATAAATTATACAAGATAAATTATACTTTTAATTTTTCTAACAAATTATTATTATAAACTAAATTTCCAGAAGGTTTATAAGATTTTGTATCTTTATAATTAGAATTAGTGGTTGATGTATTTTTAATTTGCTTGGTAGTAGAGAATAATAACTCATTAGTGTCAGTTTTGTTTTCCTCAATGGTGCTTTCATCTAAATTAGGATTTACAATATTTCCAAATTCATCAATAACTGTTCCTGTTTTTTTTTTAATCTCATTACGAACGTATGTTGGAACCCAATGTTTCCAACTAATAAATAATAAATTAGGATGTGTATATCGCACGACAAACTTGTTTTCTCTAAGTTTTTCTATAACATATGCAGTGCAATCTCTATAATCATATAAAGGTATTCCTATAATTACTTCAGGCATTATATACCAGCAACAGTTTTCATTTACTAAATTTTTTGAAACATATTTTATTTTATTATGTATTCTAACTAGTATTTTATTATAATTAGTTAAAATATTCAAATCTTGTTGTTGTTTTTTTGAATACAACTCATCTATATTTAATTTTAAAGAATTATTTTCATTGTCTGCATTATTTGAAAAATTATAAAAAGCATCTGTCGCCATATATTATATTTTATTATAATAGTTATTAAAAATATTACTATTTTATTTATAAAAATATAAATAAAATACCATAATTATATATATACTTTGTAATATAATTATGGCAAAAATAGAACATATTGTATTATGTGGTGGAGGTCCAATTGGATTTCTTGAATATGGTGCTCTTAAACATTTAACTATTAGTAAGTATATTGATTATAATAATATTAAATCTATATATACAACATCGATTGGGTGTATTATAGGATTTATTTATATAATAAATTTAGAATGGTCATGGATGGATGATTTTTTAATTAAGCGACCATGGGAAAAACTTGTTAATTTTACAACATATGATTATCTTAATATGTTTTATACTAAAGGACTGTTTGGTATAGAGTTTGTAACAATTTGTTTAAAACCCCTATTTTATGCTAAAGATATTGATTTAACAATAACACTAAAAGAATTTTACGAATTAACAAATATTGAGTTTAATTTATTTACTTGTAATTTTACAAAATTTGAAAAGGAAAAACTCAACTATATTACGTATCCTGATTTACCACTGATAGAAGCTATATATATGTCATTATCAGTTCCAATATTGTGTGTGCCTTTGTATAAAAATGATTGTTTTTATTTTGATGGAGGAATATTTGTTTTGTGTCCCATAAATGATTGTATAATAGATAAAAATTGTGATGAATCAGCTATATTATGTTTTAAGAATGATAAAATTACTACATTAGACTCATCTAATAATTTTTATAATACTAATAATGATGTTAGTGGTATACCAATAAATAATAATAATGATTTACTAACAAATAATTCTAATTTAATTGAATTCATTATTTATATAATTAAAATACTATTTCATAAAATATCTAAAATAGAAACAGTTAGAGTTATAGAGAACTCTATAAATGTATCATTGGGAGAACAACTTGTAGATATTAGTTATTGGAAACATGCTATTACAACCGAAAGTGAAAGGAGTCATTTAATAGATCTTGGAATAATACAAGCAGAAAAATATTTGTCTAAAACTGTTTAAATTGTTTAAACTGTTTAAATTGTTTAAACTATTTATTATTTATGTAGATTTATAATGTGTAAATGTTTCCATAAATTGTATTAGATTAGCCTTATTTGGTTTTGCATCGTAATCATATACTTTATTTTGATATATTAATTTAATCGATGGATAAGCATCAATTTTATATTTGTCTGCAATAGTAGATTGTTTATCACAATCTATTTTTGTAAGTGTAATTATATAATTAGCACTGGCATTTTTTCCTTTAATATATTCCTCAAATTTATTTATTTCAGGCATAGATTGCTTACAATATGGACACCATTCTGTATAAAAATACAGAATTAGTATTTCATTATTTGTATTATTTGTATTAATAAATTCATTATTTAATACGTGCTTTTTACTTATAACGTCTTTTATATAATTATTATATACAATAAATAATATTGTTATAAATAGTATTGTTAATAATAAGATTATTAACATATATGACCTATCATTTAGTATATTTCTTATAAATATAGTAGAATTTTCAAAATAATTATAAAGTATTGTAAGAAGTAACATATTTATATATATTTAACAAATAAATATTAATATTTGCACATATTATATTATATTATATTTTGTTATATAAATAATATTATATGAAAAAAACATATAAAAAAAACATTAAAAGTCAAAAAAACATTAAAAGTCAAAAAAACATTAAAAGTCAAAAAAACATTAAAAGTCAAAAAAATGTTAAAAGTCAAAAAAATGTTAAAAGTCAAAAAAACATTAAAAGTCAAAAAAACATTAAAAGTAAAAAAAATAAATTAATATATAATAAAAAAGATTATAGCAGTGGCGATGGTATGTTAACAAGTGTATGGGGTCCAAGTTTATGGCATTATTTACATGTAATGAGTTTTAATTATCCATTAAAACCAACGAAGCAACAAAAACAAAAATATAAACAATTATTATTAAATTTACAATATACATTACCATGTAAATATTGTCGCATTAATTTAAAAAATAATTTAAAAAAACATCCATTGGTAAATAAAATATTTGAAAACCGTCATAATTTTTCATATTATATTTTCAATTTACATGAACATATTAATAAAATGTTAGGGAAAAATTCTGGTTTAACATATTGCGAAGTTCGTGACCGCTACGAACATTTTAGGTCAAGATGTACAGTTGAAAAAAATGTGTTATTTAATTATACAAAAAAAAATAAAAAAGAAACAGGTTGCACAACTCCAATGTATGGAAAAAAATCTAAATGCGTAATAAATATTGTTCCACAAGAAACTAAATGTAAAACATTTAATATTGATAAAAAATGTCTAAAGTCTAAAATTATATAAATAATATTTTATAAAATCTATTTTTTTTTTTATAAAATCTATTTTTTATTTTTAATATTAATAATTTATATAAAATGAAAAGAAAACATTCTAAAACATATAAAGGTATAAATTTGAATAAATGTTCTAAATCGCGTTTAATAAATTTAGTAAAAAAACTAACACGAAAAATACATAGTAAAAAAAGTTACAAAATGAGCGGCGGATGAGGAACAGATTCTCCTCCATAAAACTATAACGTTGAAAAATAATAATACTAATATGATAATATTATGATAAATTATTTAACAATAATTCATAATATTGGAGAAAAATAGTATATACTAAATGTTAATATGCTAAAATAGCATAGTAATATTTAATAATATTTAATAATATTTAATAATATTTAATAATATTTAATAATATTTTCTACATACCAAATGTGCTAAAATCGGTTAATACAGGTCTTGGTAAAAAGGCATTATCAATTCCTTGTTCATATTTAGGCATTTTTTTACATTCAAAATTTGGTTCAGGACATCTTTGTGGAGCCGGACAAGGAGGATAATCTTCTTTTGCTATATTTTTATTAGTGTTAATAGTATTAACACTACTATTAGAACCATTAGAACCATTAGAACCATTAGAACCATTAGAACCAGAACCTGCAGAATTTTGTGCTAATAGATTACCTGTAGTATCAAAGTTTGGCAATTGTGATGAAATTGCTTTCATTGTATTTGCACTTGCTTCTACTGTTGTTGCATTATTTTGATTTAAATAAGAATTTTTAGCCATTACTGGTGTAATATTTGGTCCAAATAATGTTTCAGCATATTCTAATGGATTCATTGAATTTACAGGATTTGCTATTGGATTAGATGGTAAATTCATTGCTGTTTCAAAATTGTTATATATTGGAGGAACATATGAACTACCATATCCTCCATTTTGTAAAAAATGTGCAAATATATCGCTATCTATATCTGCATCTTTCCCTAATAATGACTGTAGGAATTCTAAAGTTATATTTGTATCCCCTAATTTAATAGTTGTTTCCTTGTCTTTTTTTTTTTTGCTTTCTTCATTAAGCGTTTCTTCTGAAGAAGTTTTTGGCGTTTCTTGACTTGTTACAAATTTTCCATTTACTATTAATTCCTGTTTTTCAATAGAAGGAGAAGCAATAATATTTACATTTAAATTTGATAAACGTTTATCTGTCTTTGCATCATAAACATTTCCTGAAAATTCTTTAAATAACATATTAAAATTATTATTGTTATTAGCTCCTGTGCTTGAGCTTAAATCTATATTTATAATAAAATCAACGGTATTATTAGGATAATTATAAAATCTAACATTTGATAAATCACTAATACCAAATGTTCCATGAGTTTTATGAAGCTCAATAAATGAAACATCACTTATAATATTTGTGTCCTCATATGCTCTTTGAGTATAACTAATATCATTTATTGAAAAATCACTCATTATTAAATCAGTTTTACCTGCTGTTATTTTATAAAATTTTGCAGTCTTATATTGTAATTTATAATAACTATAACTTACATCAGGTCTTGCTGGTGTAATACTTGTTAAATAAGTTTGATATAATATTTTTGTTTTATCAATATTTGTCAGTCCTTCTTTAACATTTAACATATTAATATAAACAATGCATGATAATATTACAAGTATTAATAATAAAATTATTAATATATTATTTTTTTTAAAATTGAAATTCATATTTATATTAAATATATAATATAATTTTTCTATATAATTTTAATGTCTAAAGTTATTAAGTCGTGCCTTTTAAAAAAATATCATAATAATACTTTATTTGAAATTGGAATTGATGAAGTAGGGCGCGGACCTATGTTTGGTCGTGTATATAGTGCTGCTGTAATTTTACCAAGTAATGACACTTTTAAATATGAGTGTTTGAAAGATAGTAAAAAATTTAGTTCACAAAAAAAAATAAGTGAAGTTGCTGATTATATAAAGCAACATGCATTATTTTGGGCAGTTTGTTATGAAGACGAGAAGGCAATTGATACATTAAATATTAGAAATGCCACAATAAAAGCAATGCATAATGCTATTAGTGTTATACTTGACAAATATAATACATATAATACATATAATACATATAATGTTACTGTAAATGCGAATAGTGTTAACGACTTAAACGAACAATTTTATTTGCTAATTGATGGTAATGATTTTAAATGTTATACCTATTTTTGTAAAAAATCAAATATTATAAAGCAATTAAATAATGTCCTTGTTGAAGGGGGTGATAATAAATATTGCTCTATTGCTGCTGCTTCAATATTAGCAAAAGTTGAGCGTGATAACTATATTAGAGCTATGTGTTTAGAATTTCCTAAACTAGACACTTATTACGGACTATTAAATAATAAAGGTTATGGAACAATTAAACATATGGAAGGAATAAAAAAATATGGAATTAGTAAATGGCACCGCATTACATATGGTTGTTGTAAAGACTCTACTATTAATGATGATGAATTTTATGTATAATTAATATTTAATGCGAAGACGTCGTGACCAATCCACTTTAGTGTCTTTGTCTTTCTTAATGCCTTTGCCTTTGCTATTGCGAATTAACAAGGCATGCATTTGTTCTTGTTTATTTTTAATAATTTCAAGTGTTTTTTTTAGCTTAATAAGCTCCTCGTCCAACTTTTGTCGTTTTGCCTTTTGCTTAGTCTTAAAACTATTATAATTTTTCTTATAAGAATCATAATTATAGACATCAGTGCTTGATGATGACGACTCTTCTTCGTAAATATAATCAGGATCTGTTTTTACGTCATCTGGTTCAGATGAATAAGAATAGTCAGAGTCACTATTGTAGTCACCATTAGCATAATAACTAATATTATTGTCATTAATATCATAAACATCATAAAGCTGGTTCATAATAGTTTGTTCACTATTATGCTGTTTAAATGGGCTAAATTGAACTTCCCAATAGAATGGATCATCGTATACCATTCGTCCTTTGTTATTTTCAATTGAGTTGTAAAAATTACAAGATCCTTGGTTATAATAATAATAATCAATCTCAATTAAAGCATAACCATAATAATTATGACCATCTTCAGCATAATATTCTGGTTCAGGATGAGGAACTACTTGAACGTCCTTTACTTTAGCAATACTAAAGTCATCAAAATATTTAATAATTTTAGGAATGTCTTCATAAACAACATAATCAGGAATGTAAAGCATTTTCTTTAAGAACATAGTTGATGACATAATTATATTGCTAATGTATATTATTAGATATTTAAAAATTTTAATTCAATTTTTTTTATAATAAACATTATGCTAAAAAAAATTGATTACATGTAGTTTATTTCTCTTGATTGTATTAAAATATAATCAAGACAAACACATTACATAAGCGTTAAATTAGAACAAGCGTTATAAATAGTATGGATGGACTAATTGAAAACTATTTATTGGAAATAATTTTGAATAAGCAAAATGTTAAGCGGTTTTATGAAGTATTGACTAATACACATTATTATTGTGAAGATGACTTTGAATTGAAAACTAACTATGGATTGCTATTGTTTATTGATACATTATTTTTAGATATAGACGGTTATTATAGAGGCTTACAAGTTCAACATGCTCTACAATGTGAAGTGCATCAATACATAGCCGACAATCGATTAAAAATATTTCATTATGTAACGTTTAAAGCAGCAGCACATAATGATTTTGCTCAACTAGATTTGCTTGTTACTGAGTTTAAAAAAGATAACTGGATTATACTATTTGCTTATTATATATACGATAAAGCATTGGAGTTTTTAACTAGCAAAGATGATTGTTTAGACATAAAAAATAAAATATATGCTATTATTTGTAGTCTTAAACAAGAAAACGCAGCACAAGCAGCACAAGCAGCACAAGTATGTGATGCGTGTGAAAATGATTGTCCTATTTGTTTAGATGTTATGGATGCTAATAATAGTATTACAACTTTGTGCAAACATAGTTTTCATAGCACATGTTTATATCCAATGTTTGATGAAGCTGTTAAAAAGAATACTAGGCAACCAAAAATTAGTTGTCCTTTATGTCGTGCTGATGTTCTTATAAAGTCAAGAATAACTTTTAATGAAACAACGCATTATTGTAGTTAATAAGTTAATAAGTTAATAAGTTAATTCAATTTTTAAAAAAGTATATCAACAGGTTTTTTTTATAAAAAAAATATTTTTATAAGACAAGACAATATAATACACATTAGTTTCTAATAAATAGGTGCACGACACAAAGGACATGGAACACATATCTTGTTATAATTTTCCTTTTGTTGTAAATATACACGCTTACAATCATCCAAACATGCCATATGGAATATATGCTTACAAGCGGTTCTAACACAATGAGAAGTAAACAAATTAACATGATTGACTGAATCACTTTCCAAGCAAATAGAGCACTCCCATTTTTGGTCATGTTTGAAGTCTAATGCCAATACTTCTAATGGGATTACATTATTAGGATGTATAGCAACATGAGGCAAGCGATAATGTGTTGACATAGTTCGTTTGCTAAACCACGAAAAAGGACGTTCAAAGTCTCTATCTATTAGGCACTCTCCGTTATTTTGTTGATAGAGTTCTGCTTCGATAGACAACTTGACGTTTATATCCCAAAAATAGTTACTAGTAAATTCTGACATAGACACACGAAGAACTTCTAAAGCCAAGTCGTCTTTATTGACAGAACTTCCAAGTCCATACTCATACTCTTTATCGCGCATTTTTAAAAGATCAATTACATGACGTCTCATTTCCCTAGATACTACATTCCGAAGACAATGCTCGAATTTTGACATTCTAATTTTATGATCAATATACCACGAATGCGTTCTTATCCAACTATTCATAATAGCCTTCAAATGCCTAGAAAGATTGTGTGTAATAATGTTTTTTTGAATAGTATTTACTAGTACATTGATTGCATCATTTATCAAAGGCGCATTAGTCTCATCGTCATACAAAGCACTAATACGATCATCCATAGTTTATAGTTTTGCTTTGCTTACTATAGTTGTGTTTATGCTAATACATAGCACCAGTGAAAATCAATTCAATTTTTATTAGCATAACAATAATTTTTTAAAGTTAAAATAAAAATAAAAAAAATAGTCAAGCCGCAATACACAACACAACAGTTTCAAAACCCATATGGTTATTATTCGTTCTCCTCAGGATTAGCAAGGTCTTGCCACTCGTAATGTAATGTATTATTTTCATTATTAAACCACAATGCACTATGTTCATAGTCACATTGCAAAATACGGTCTCCATAATATTGTGCCCACCAAATTGCGCTGTTTGTCAAGTTAGGATCTGCTTCCCAATCTCTCGACAACAAATAATGCGACGCGCTTTTTACAGCATTAAATAAGTCGCTTTCCTTGAGCATCATTCCGTCTTCTAACTCCTTGCTCCGTGTCTCTAAAAAGCCTTTCAAGAACCCTCTCATTTCATCAGTCACAGCTTCCTCCAAACAACGATCAAACTTTGCTACGTAATCTTCATCATACCACGTGAAGGTTCTTCTCCAACAATTGATGATGGCCATCATTTCACTGGGAATTCTCTCCACATCAAACTTGTCTCGAACAGCATAGACCACTTCATCGATTTTCATGTTTATACTAACCCTGAACAAAAGATCGTCAATAATAAGAACACCAAACAAACCCCGAATCTCAGCAATCATAGCCGCGTTCATTGATATTGCGATTTTAGATGCTGCAATTTGTAGAGGCTATTACTTAACTAGTTAAAAAAGCAATTCAATTTTAAAAAAGTATACCAACATTTTTTATACAAAAAAAATAAAAAAAATGCAAAACACAACACACAATACATCTATTTTCTACTTATTAACACGGAACAAGAGTGTTAGCACCAGCACAAACCCAACCCGCGTCCTCTTCTTCATATTCCAATTCTTCCTTGTCGTCCTCGTATTTTGAGAAGCGATTTGGTTTAGGAAGATGAGGCAAATTATGACACACTTCCTCATTTATGCTGTCGTAGTACTGGAAATATCTACAATCGCCACTCTCTATGAGGTCGTGCTCTCCATGTTCTTTTATCCATTGACAAGCCTCGGTCTCCAATTCAGCACCCATAGTTGCCCATAAGTTCTTATGATAATAATACAAACAATTTGATGCGGTACTCAGAGCATAATACAAATCCTTTTTTTCGGGCATCTTGCCTTCATCCTCATTCATCCACTCGAACAAAAGCTTAGACACCCGAGTCTTCAGCTCCTGAGACACAATTATCCACAAACACTTTTCAAACTTTGAATCTCCGTCATCATCATACCACCGCCCAGTTCTTGCCCACATATTCATTATTTCAAGCAAACCTTTGGGAAGATGAGCAACAATCATGTGGCGTTGAATACCCTCCATCACATAAGCAATAGCGTCCTTCACCTCTTCGGTGTTCTCTTCAGCAGTCATCAAGTCCATAATTTTTTTAGCAATAATAGCATCCATAGTTGCTTTATATAATTTGTCGAGGATAGCAGACAATTAAATAAAAAAGCAATTCAATTTTAAAAAAGTATAACAATATTTTAAATTTTAGAATCTAGTGTATCCATTTCTACAATAACTTCTTTATTGGTATATAATAATGATTTGCTATTTATGAATTTTTTCTCATCAAGTAACATTTTTATTGTAAAAATAACAATTACTTCTTCTACAAGGACCGAAAATAACGCAATATCTATTTGTGTTACGCCAATTAGTAATGTAAAAATATATCTAATATTATTTAATAAAAACATAGAATTGGCATAAAAATATAATTGTAATTTACTAAATTCAGTTATTTCTTTTTTATCTGGATTATAAACATTCATAAATAGCACAGGGCTTCCAAATTCTTGAATAACAACTCTAACTACATCATTTACAAATATTAGGGTTAATAAACTACAATATTTTTGTGTAGTGTCAATTTGCACGCTTATAAATATAAAATCATCATTTGGTCCAAACCGAAAATATTTAGAATCAGTAGCAAAATTAGTAATATAAAATCCTATAAATAATACCAAACAACTATTTAAAAAAAGACATAGCCTAACTTTATTTAATTGATTCATTACTAAATGTTATTAGTAATTAAATTTTATATAGTTTCTTATATTAAAATTTAATATAAAAAATTTGATTATTTGAGAGTAAGAGATAAGACCATTTAGTAGTCATAGGTGCAAGGAGGTGGAATATGACGAATCATAGCACGTGCTTTTGTCCTACAATGGCAATCACAATATTGTCTTTCCTCAATGCGACGCCAAGAGTTAGCCTTACACCAAGCAATATAGTCTTCATATGAAAGAGTGTTAAGAGCCATTTCTTGAGCTTTTGACATAACTCTGGCATCTAACTCTGCGTCATAAGCATAAGACGTTGGTTTATCTCTTTGGTGTCTTATACAACAATTACATGACGTTAGTTCATCAAATAATTTCTTTTTTGTTTCGGTGCTTTCCTCATCCATATACACTTCTCCTCTACAACAAGGGCAAGTAATTAGCCCACACAATGAACCTTTAAGGGATGCAGTAGTCCATTGTTGTAAACATTTTTTATGAAATATGTGACCACACGCTGTAATAAGTCTTCGCTTACCTCTTCCTGAAATACAACCATCTACTTCAATGTTTCCATCATTGTCTTCTAAACATATATTACAAGTCACAATATCATCAATCATAAAACCACAAAATACTGGCAATAGTGTTGTCAATTTAGGCAAATTAGGCAAATTAGGCAAAGGTTTAACTTCCATTTTCTTGGTAATAGACTTGTTTAACTTTGTTTAGACTTGTATAGAATAATAAAACTTTTTTTAAAATTATAATCAATTTTTTTCATGATAATATATTGTTATAATTATATAATGGCGGTAAAAAAAAAAAATCAGATATAATAGTCGCAAAAAAATTAGAGGTGGATTATTTTTTGGTCTTAAAAACAGTAATAAAGATACACCCATTGAATCATCAAAATTTAGAAATTCGCAGAAAACTGTCCTCTTTAACGCATTATACGAGCCACGTTCTCGTTGGTTGCCTTCTTGGTCTACACGGCCACCATCCGCGCTATCAGAAGCTATACAAACATTGCAAGATGATCTTATAAACGCGCCGGATAAAGCTACCAAAACTAAAATAAAGAAGACAATAATACAAGCTACTCTTCTAATAATACGACCTATTATTGAAGAATTTAAAAAACATAGAAAAAAAATAGTATTAATAAATTACGATCCATTATTTAAGGTCTTAACAATTAGTTATCCACATTTCAATATGGGCGATAATGATGATAATACTGAAGTAGAACAATTTAAAATAGAGTTTATAGGTTTATGTAAAAGTATTGGTATATACGGTAGTGTAATTACTATTTATATTGTATTTCATAAGGCACAAGATAATAACGCTTTTAAAACCCAAGCAAATTATATTGAAGAAAACATAAGTAATAGCAACATGGTTACAGAGGTTGTAGATAGATTATATGAACTTAGTAATACACTAAAACAACCACTATTTACCTCAGCAGAAAACCACACTGCTGCATCAGAAATTATACCAGATATGAGTAAGTTTATTTATCTTGAAATTATAAAGACAGAACCACGTTATAAAGATAATGACGATTTTAATTCACCAAAATCTAATAAACGATTACAACTTGCTAATTATGGTGACAATCTAATGTTTTTTTAGATCCACGAGGTACATCAAAAGGAACATTTGCTGCTACAGGGCAGGGAGGGCGAAATGGATTTATAGAATTTAATTATACAACAAATAATAGTAAATTTTTATGTGGAGCCATAGTAAATCGTAGAGGAAATAATACTTTTAATGGTTTTGGTGGTGCTTCTGATTATGGTGAAGCTATGATTATAACTGTTATTAGAGAGATGATTGAAGAAATGTTTGAAAAATTATATCGTTATAGTAATATATACATACAAGGACAACAATTTAAGAATGGACTTAAATTATTGACAGAAATATTGGAGACAAAATTTGCAAGCGGAAATGATGTGAGAAGCTATTTAACTGATTTACATACATTACCACAAGACGAACTTGAAATGCTTGAAAAAGTGTTTAAGAGAGTTATTCTAACACAAGACAAAGATAAAATTAACTGGGATGGTATAGCTTTTCAGAATCGTATATTACCGTCCGGAAATACAGTATTTTCAGCTGCTAATTATTTTTTAGCTAACATAAACACGAAATTTACTCCCGAATATATTATAAAAATATTACAATTTACTTATGCAAAAAATGAGATAATGGGAGTTTTTATAATAAAAACTACACCTGAATATATAGAATTTTTTAAAAAATTATATGACTCATTAATAAATACAGAAGATAGTATTACATTAGACGAATACGAACAAAATATAGAAACCATAGTAAGAGAAGCAAATCCAAATAATTTTTTACTTATTTATTATGGTAAAACTGAATATAGTAGTGGTTTTAGTTTGTACTTGCAAATAACAGGTCCCAACCTTGTTATTTATATACAACATGAGAAATTTGAACAAATAGCATTATTTAAAATAGCAGTAGATAGCGCTAATCTAAAACCTGTTAGTAAAATAGCTAATAGTGACGGTGTACAACCGTTTTATACAAATTGTAATGGAGAACTGTTTTTTGTTGAAGCATACAGATTGAGGAGTGAACTGGTTAAAACAGCACAGCCACTACAAGTACAAGGAGGTCAACAAAAAAGAAGAACAAAAAAAACAACAGTTAGAAAAATAAAATATACAAAAAAAAGAAGAAGCAGAAAATAAGTATTAATGGTAAACTAATAATTAAAAATAATTATAATCAATTTTTTTTATAGTCCATAAAATAACTAACATCAGCATGGCTAAGGTTTTTATTAAAAATATTAGTATAAAATCTATAATTAAAGGGTAGCATAATACTTGTGGCACAATAGTTATTGAAATGTAATATAAAACATAGTCCCCCATCTAAATTTTTGTCTAAGTCTGCTTTTGTGGTTATTAGTGGTATATTTGTTGTTTCGTCAAGATAATTTATTAATTCACTAACACTTTTTGGTTGTTTAATTATACATTGACCTAAATAATTTGTAGTTAATATATTAAGATTGTAATTTTGTATGTTATTGTTACTTAGTTTGCTTGTAATAATATTTATAAATTGGTCTTTAACATCATAGTTTGTTAACTTTTTATTATTGTAATCAATTGCTAATGTATTTGCAAGATTATATAAATGTGTGCTATTATTATGCGTTAATGAAGCAATATAAGCTAAACAACCAGAGGAATAACAATAAACAGTTTTATTAATATTATTTTTTTGCAAATAACCATAATAATACCAAAAGCCAGAATAGCCTCCTCCATTAATAATTATGCAATCTTGACTTGCTGCGTTTTTACTATTAAATAGCGCAAATAGTAAAATAGTAAATGACAATAATAGATCTTTTGGTCTCATAATTAATAATTAATAGTTAATGTTTAATTATTAATTGTTAATTGTTATTTAATTGTTTTATTATTTTTAAACTAGCTTTTAGCTCTTGGCTCTTAGTATTTGCGACGATGAGTCTTTTTATGACGCTTTGATTTTCTATGAGCACTTTTTATACGTCTTCTTCTTGAACCTCCCGATTGTAAGTCATGTAGTTGTTGACTAGTAGTTTTCATATTTTTTGCTGCAAGGTTTGTATATATATTATTATTAACAACTTTTGCTTCATTATGTAATTTTTGAGCTTTAGTTAATAGTTCTTTTAAATAAAGTATATACTTTGATTTAGCTTTTAAAATCACTGGTTTTAGTGACCGACGCCTTGTAACGGCTTGTTTACTTATAACCTTTTCATACTCTTTGGATGCCTGTCTACTTTTAGCTACAACATGTTGTAAGTCGTTAAAAGCGCGTTCATCGCGAGTAAATGGTCTGGAATCATAATTAGTACCATACAATGGTTCATTATCGTCCATTGTTTATATAGTTATATTATATATTAATTCATTGTTTATTGGAAGTACATTTTTATAATGATTTATACAATTTTTTTTTGTGATTTACATTTTAATTATAATCTTAGTTACGTTTATAATTAAACAGGTCGTTAATTTATTGTTTTATTATTTTTAAACTAGTTATTAGTGTTTACGGCGATGACGACGGCGACGAGTTAATTTGCTGCGTCTACGATTTGTTTTGTATCTCATTCTACGACTTCTACCGCCTTCCCAGCTTTTTTGACCGTATATGCCATATCCAGATTTGGAAGGAATCGGTATTGATGTTATGGCCTGACCAGGCGGAACATAGCCAACCACTTGGTCCATATAACTCGTTTCAGGGTGTCTCATCGCACTCTTAGAGGTAGAATTGGACCTCATGCTTCTGAGCATGTTCCTTCTGCTCCTGTTGCTCTCTTCATTGAGTCCTGTTTGTGTTGTGTTACGACTTGGTGGAACATAGCCAGAAACTAGGTCCGTATCAGTCCTCTCATGTGGACTGATAACTATATTAGTTTCTTTCTTTTTATTTTTCGGTGTTTTTGGCATTTATAATATATAAAAATATAAAAATAAAATTACTAAATATATAAATATAAATATAAATATAAATATAAATATAAATATAAATATAAATATAAATATAAATATAAATATAAATATAAAAAAAAACAAAATATATAAGATTAGAGATGTTAAAAATACAATTGTTTGTTTAGAAAATTGTATATTGAAGATTTAAAAAAGATAAATCCTATTAGTTTTGAGTTAATTGCTTATGGTTATTTAACATATGATGAAACAAGTGACAAGATGCTATTTATTTGTTTAAAAATTTTGTGTTAGTGTTTACGACTATGTGTCTTTTTATTACGTCTGGATTTTTTGCGATGGCGTTTTGTTTTGCGACGCGCTGATTTTTTGTGATGGCGTTTTGTTTTGCGTGATTTACCACCGATTACTTGTGGTGGTGGTGATGTGACTGCTTCTGGTGCTGGTTCAATTATTGGTGTTTCTGCTGCATTTGCTGCTGCTGCATTTGCTGCTGCTGCATTTGCTGCTGCTGCTGCTGCTGCTGCTGCTGCTGCTCTTGCTTCTGTTGCCGCTGCTCCTGTTTCTGCCGCTGCTGCTGCTCTTGCTTCTGCTGCTGTTCGTGCTCTTCCTGGTGCGGTTGAATCAGCTGATGCAAGATATAGTGTAATATATGTATCTGTATTTTCAGCATTGATTTTTTGCTTCTCAGTTGTAAATTTCTTCCACTCTTTCTTAACATTTGTATCAGATATTTTAACATGTTCTTGTGTATTATTATACACAATTTGTAGTGGTTTAGACCTGGATGTAATAGCATATATATTAGTGTCTTCCGCGGTAAGGGTGCTGTTCACTTTATCTAATGTTATTCCTATTCTTGCATTGCTTGTTATATCAACACTATATATATAAGGATATTTTAGAGTGGTATAAATTGACACAGCCTCTATACTATAGTCAGTTAACAGACCCGGTAATATGCTATCTTTATCTTCATACGCTTCAACTTCTGGAAGAGCAATATAAGTATATTTTGGATATGTAGTTGTTTTGGGATAAGATGAGCGCCACATTTCTGATAATAACGATGAAAATACAATGAAAAATGGGTATTCTGGAGTAGCGTTTTTATTATATAAAGAAATCTTATTTTCTATAATTGTTCTTATATTCTCTTTTTCCATATCCTCCCCTAATCTTGCTATTTCAATTATTTCATAAACACTTCCATTATATCCTGCTAAGAATTCAAGATACTTACCTTTAAGTATCTTTGGAATTATTGCTTCGGGCGTTCCATGTTGCATCGTAATAGCATTAACTTCGTTTTTGTTAACAGGAATAGTTATAGGATTGTAACCATTAATCGGTAAATCTATTTTAATTGCGGCAAATCTATAAAAAGAGCTAAGCATATTATATTATAATATATTATAATATAATATAATATATAATATAATATATTATATAATATATTATATTATATAATAAACTTTTATTTTTATTTTTTATTGTTATTACCAGTATAAAAACATGCCACCGCAGCAAATGATAATTTGCTTATAATATAATTTTATAAATTGTATACTTTGCCAAATATAATTGCTAAATTATATGTTAAAATCCTCCGCGTAAACGCAATACAAGGTGAAGTGTGCTTTCTTTTTGAATATTATAATCGTTTAATGTGCGCCCGTCTTCCAGCTGTTTTCCGGCAAAAATTAGACGCTGTTGGTCAGGTGGAATACCCTCTTTATCTTGAATTTTGGCTTTAATGTTGTCAACAGTGTCTGATGATTCTACTTCTAATGTAATAGTTTTTCCAGTAAGTGTTTTTACGAAAATTTGCATTGTTATACTATAATAAAGTATTATAATTTTGTTTTTATATTTTTTTCTAATATTATATAATATAAAAATGTCTTTGACTTCTTATGACATTAGTCTTAATAGTTATGTTATTTATAAAATATTTTATAAATAACATGGATGGATAGACTTAGACATTACTAATCATGATTATTATACTTCTTCAAGATACTCTATATCAGATATACTTTTATATATAATGTTTGTATTATTACCCAACGAAGCATATACAGTATATAAATCAGCGATAAATGAACCATATTTTATTAACGTTCCATCAACTGAACTAATTGCCATATTAAATTTAATATTCGGGTTTGGTTTCTCATAATTATCTACTAAGTTATGATAATCTTTATAAGTTGTACTCAAACTGTCAATATAATTATGTAAGAGGTCTTGTTTATCTTGGTCATCACGGTTACTATTTTGAAATACAGAAGGCCCAATAATCATAGTAGATTCAGACACAGAAGTGGCATATGGATATTTAATTGTATATACTCGTTTAGTTCTTTCAAAATCCGTAAACACTGCTATAGCGTTATTACACGCATTAATCTTTTTTAACAATAAAAAAAAACATTTGACTGCGCTTTTTGCATGGTCTAATTCATCATATCCAGACCTAACATTAGATGGAGCTTTGTTTGCATCGGTATGATTCCAAATTGGTGGACTTTGAAAAATAAAGCATAACTTTATTGCTCCTGTATTATTAGTCATTAAATCTTCATACGAAACTACTTCATCGTCATCTACACCCCCTAATATATAAATTATTACATTGCCAGTTAGTCCGCGAATACGTCTTGTTTTAACAAAACCACTTGTCTCTTTATCAATATTAGTATCACTACTAATAACTGATTGCATATTTACTGCTCCGTTTAATGAACCACATATTAGTCTAGGAAGTGGTTTATCCCCGTTTACCTTACCAATGTTTTTGCTTAAGTATGCCAATGCCCATATATCATCACAATCGTTTTTAGCAAAATCACCATCAATAATAATTGTTGATATTATTTCTAGATCACTTATAATACTATTTCTTGCTATTTTTGAATCTACAGCTAACATTTCACTAAATATATTCTCATGCTGAGCTGTCTTTTTACTTTCAGGAAAACTCATTGAAAAAAATTTATTTGTTGATTGCGTCTTTGCTATGCTTTGTCCCCAAGCTCCTCCGCTAAATACTTTTTCAGTTTTATATTTTTTATACGTTTTTTTGCTCCTTATAATTCGGGATTTTCTCATTTTTTTATGGTTTTTTAATGTTTTTTTGTTTTATGTCCATTGCGATACCGCCTAGATTTATGTTTCATTATATATTATAATTATATTAATATATAATTATATATTAATCTCTCAAAAATAGTTTAATTAATAGTTTAAAATTTGTTTTTTAATAATATTTAAAATATTATTTGCTAATACTATATAAATAACCTCTTATATACTATTAACATATGCCTTATATATTAGAAGTTCAAAAGTTTGAATGGAATGGAAAAAGTGAGCATGTTGGTTATATGAATAAAATTTTCAAAACTAAACAAGAAGCAAGTGATTATTATGATAAATTTAATCCACATATGCGTTCTTTACACGCACATAATTCTTGGTGTAGCGATTGGGACCCCAACTCTTATTTAATGTATATTGTGAGAGAAAGATTTTATGAATATTTAAAAATACCATCTTTTGAAGATGCTCAAAAACAATAAAAAATCTCTAATAAAAATCTCTCAAAATTTGTTTAATTAATTGTTTAAAAAATTGTTTAAAAAATTGTTTAAAAATTATTTACTTAATATTATATACTAAAAACAAGTGTCTTATATTAAGTATTACTATGAAAGTACTAGTATTTGATACTGAAACCACCGGACTACAAGAAAAGGGCGCTTCTATATATGACAAATCTAAATGGCCTTATATAATACAATTGAGTTATATATACTATGATCTCTCTAATAATAGTGCTTTAATTAAAAATAACTATATTAAGATTGATAAGTCTGTTATTATTTCACCAGAAAGTTTCAACATTCATAGCATTAGTAGAGAGATTTTGGATTGTCAAGGCATAAATATTGTAGACGCATTAAAAGAATTTAACGACTATTTGAAAGACTGCGACATAGTTGTTGGGCATAATATTTCGTTTGATAAGCGTCTAATTTTTGTAGAATGTTTCAGGCACAATATAAAACAATATTTTACGCAATTTAATAAGCAAGGTCAAATAGTAAAGCCAGAGTTTTGCACTATGAAAAACACAACCGATTTTTGTAAATTAGAGAGATTAAGCAAGACAAATCAAGTATATAATAAAAATCCAAAACTAAGCGAATTATATAGTATATTATTTCCTGACGAGCCATTACCAGCCGATCAACACAATTCTCTTATTGATGTAGCAATGACTTTGCGTTGCTATTTGAAATACGTTTATAGCTTTGATATAAAAGAAAGTAATGAAACACTAAGGCAAATATTTTAAATATATTATAATTCTTAGTCTTAAAATATAATAATATAATATAATATAATATATTATAATGGCCTCTGTGAATCAAGATTTCTTAACAAAAGAAGAATTAGAAGCAATGAACTATCCACATTTACTTGTAATGGACAAGAACTATTCGTTTAAAACAAGTAACAAAACAAGAAGTACAAGTATGAAAAAAGACGCAATAATTAAAAGATTATTAAAACATGGAGTTAAAAGAAGCAAATTTGGTTCAGAACTTGGTGCTTATTTAAAATACGAATTTGAACATCCAATAGCAAAGTCATTACCATCGGGGACTTTTTTACCGCCTTATTTAGTAGGAGAAATATATACTATGAAAGAAGAGCTTGAAGACAGAGATTATGAAATGGAGTTTCTAAAAAATATATTTGAACCAACAGTAAGACCACAAAACTTCGGAGCATTTTTTAATTTTTATATTGGTGGATACATTGTTCGATTGCGCATGGATGGCGACAATGCACGATTTAACGCACATGTCGAAAATTTATATAGTCCAGACTTTTTTATTAAAGATTATAAATATTTAGTACAACGATTTGGACTAAATGCCAAGCGATTGCAAGAAAAGGGAGCATATAGAGACACATTAGGTCATCGTTCAGGACGTTATGGACCCCAACCACCGTTTACACATACAATTCCTACACGGGCAATATACGCTAGTTATGATGACTTTAAACGTTTACATATTGATAAATTTTTTTATGAGCATATATTAGCTGCTTATTCAATGATTATAGTTATTGGTGATGTATTAACACATATATTTAATTATTGGAATACTAATTATGTTCCTAAGTATCCGCAAGCAAGTGCAAACACAATATTAGAAACACGTTATTTACCGGGGCCTCAAAATAAACCTGTCAATGTATTAAAAGTTTATATTAAGGAATTAAATAAACTGTTGTTAAAATTGCGCGGTTACAAAATATTATTAAATCCTAATATAATAAATAAGTTAAATAGTAGACTAGATACTTTAAATGAGTATTTAGTTGAACCCGATGCCAGTATAGCGAATCAAGCTAATGCCAAATTTAGCATTAGAGTTTTAGATAATGGACCCGCTCTTCCTAAAAAGCAACGCTCTTATAGCCCACGTAAAAAATCAAAATCTAACTCGACTCGTAGAAAATCTTTTTAAAACTTATTTTTAAAGCTTATTTTTAAATCTATTATATTATTATTATATATTAATAATATAATATGGAATTTATAAACTTACCTTTTACAAGGCGTAATTCATATAATCAAGAAACTCAAGAAAATCAAGAATTTTTAACAAAAGAAGAACTTGAAAATATACCACGTGAAAAGTTAGTTGAACTAGATAAAAGTTATTCATTTAGAACAAGTAAAAAAACTAAAAGCACAAGTATGAAAACAGACGCAATAATTAAAAGATTAGTAAAACATGGCGTTCCAAAATTTAGCAAAACTTATGCTTATAATCGTCCTTTAGTAAAGCCAATACCTTCAGGGACAGCATTACCACGTGATGTAGTTGACCTAATTTATTCAATGAAAAAAACAATAGAACAAGAAGTAGAAGACAAAAAACAAGATATAAAAGACCGAGCTTATGAAATAGAATGCGTTAAGGCTGTTTTTCAACCAAAAACATTACCAACTAACGATAGAGACTTTTTTAATTTGCTATTAAATGGTTCTGTGATTCGCTTACCAATGACTGACCCTAATTTTAGAATGCATGTTGTTAATTTATATGATCCAAATTATTTTATTAAAGATTATAAATATTTAGTGCATAAATTAAAAGTAAATGCTAAAAAAATGAGAGAAAATGGCGTTCGCTATACACAAGGTGAATTAAGAAAGTTGACTGTGTTTTTTAGTGTAAATGTAACTTTTACTTATTCACTGATTATTGTTATTGAAAATATAATACAAAAAATAGAGGCGTATAGAAAAAGTCACCCAGCACTACCTAAGTATCCACAAGAAGTAGCCAGTAGATTATTACAAGAAAGTTATGAACGTTATTATTGGCCTCCAAACAACCCACTAAATGTATTAAAAATTTATATTAAAGAATTAAATAAAATGCTATCAAAATTACGTAGCTACAAAATAATGCTAAATAACAGTATAATAAAACAGTTAAATAATAAATTAGACAAATTAAATAACTATTTGGTTGAGCCTGACCCAAGCATAGTTGGCCAAGCAAACGCAAAATTTTACATTAGAATTTTAGAAAATAGTTCAAAAAATCTTACTAAAACACGGAATGGTAGCAGTCCACGCCAAGAATCAAAGGTTAAAACTCTTAAGAGAGCAAAATCTTTTTAAACTTATAGTAAGGTTCTAAGATTCTTAAATATATATATATATATAATATATATATATAATATATAGTTATGCCTTTAAAAAAGACACACTTAACAAGGAAAAGGAAAAAAGCGAATGTTAAAGCGAATGTTAAAGCGAATGTTAAAGCAAATGTTAAAGCAAATGTTAAAGCCAGAGGAAAAGCAGACATAGTCCCTTTTTTGCTTAAACAAAAATTAGGCAGCCTTACTAATCAACAAAAACAAGCTACATTAAAAAATATATTTTCATATTTACCAAGACAAAGTGTTGAAGATGTTATAACACAAAACGAATTAGTGCTAAAAGAACTGGCAGAACAACCAAAACAACCATTTCAAATAACACCATTACCCATTTATAATTATCCGTTTCAACAAGATGTGCCTAGAGGTTACGAATACAATTATCCATTAGTAAAAGTAATGGGTCCGCTTATAGAAACAGACTTAGTAGATAGCATATATAGTTTAAAAAAAGATGTTGAACTTCAAGAATACCCTAAGCACTTTTTACAAACATTATTTGCCAATTTTATAAAAATTACTAAAAAGCGAAGAAATGATGACTATATTTTATCACGTATACCTGATTATGAACTACAACAAGTATTAACTACGCAGAAATTTTTTATAATAGATTTTGATTTTTTGAGTAATGCTTTAGAGCTAACTGGACAAAAATTAACAACTCGTGGAAGCTACAGTGGAACTTCTAACTATACTAAGGGCGTTGCAAATGTTTTTCCAAGCAAAACAAAAAAATTTAAATCCTATAATGCGTTTATAACAAAAAAACTTAAAAATACAATTTTTGACCCTCTTATAAATGCTTATAAAGCATATTGGGCAATAAAGCACACTACAAAAATAATGATTAATTATTATAGCATTGTTAGTGCACGTAAGCATCGACCTGTATTTTACAGGACTACATATGCTACTAATATTAGACATTTTCCTATTGAACACGACGAACCTAATTTAAAAGGAGAATTACAACGCTTTAGAGATGTTTGGCATAATACAGAAGTAGGACAGCAAAAATATAAAAATGAATTATGGGATTTTGCTAGATATTATGATGCAGAACCCGAAGATAAACCGCTCAATACTCCCGAAGTAACAAATGTTCATGTATATGATGTATTAACCTACTATATTTTAGAATTAAATCGGTCACTTGAATATTTGGCCACTTATAGAATTAGTGTAGTGCGCGAACTATTAGAAGCCATAAATAGTGATTTGGCACATATAACTAACAAAATTAGAACTTTATATAGTGCCGATTTAATCCTAACTGTTGCTCCACAAAATACTGTGTTTGATAACGATAGACCATACTTTAGAATTAGTATTCCTGATTTACCATAAGTAGTAATAATCTAAATATTTTTAATTTTTAACATGCTATTTTAATTCAATTAAAAATTAAAAATTATATTATATAATAATTATATAATATGATATAAAAAATTGGAATAAAAAAATGTTTATAATTAATTAAATTATTTATACTAAAATTATGTGCTAATAAATGAATGTTAATAATTATACAATTATACTTCATTATCTTCTTCAATAATAACAAGAGGGTTCTTTACCTTTTTCTTGATAATTTTGGTCTTTGGTTTTGGTTCAATAATAACTTCTTCCTCAACAAGTGCTATTTCATTTTGACATTCATCAATAGGTTCAGTATTTACTGAACTAACATTATTTAATTTAAACATATTTGAAATGTAATTTTTTTCTAATTCTTTTAATTTTTTAATTTCATTTTCTAATTCACTAATTTTAACTTGATTACTTTCATAAAATTCAATAATACTAATCTGTTGCTCCATTGAGGGCAAAGGAATTTTTAAATTTTCTACTGATTTTGGATATATATGAGGTTGTGCTGTTCCTGTTTGTAATTTATATATATTTGTTTGAATACTTTTAAGGTAATAATACAAATATTTTTCATCTAATATCTTTTTATTTTTTGAATGTATTGAAAAGCAATCACTCGCCCATACTTCACTTTCATATTTATTAATAAATCCTGCATAAGCACCGCTTGACGAACACAAAATTGTATTTTTCTCTTTATTGAATTCATTATGTAATCCTGTTGGATGTTGTCCTCCTCCAATTACAGGATAAATTCCTGTTTTAAAATTTGATTTTGATAATTGTTTTCCTGATTTAAAACTACATAATTCACCAAGAGGTTTCATATTTTCATTAATATTATTATCACAATCTTCAACCAAATAATCGGTATAATTTAACGAATAACTATTAGTTGATATTGCTTCAATACTTGCTTCAATTAATAATATTTTATTATCATTTTCAGGGTTATAGTCATAAAATTTAACTTTACTTGTTTGATGTGTTTTGCTAAATTTGTAAGTTCTATCTGTTTCATTATGAGTTTTTGAAATTTTTATATTCAATTCTAATGCTTCATTGCCCTCTCTTTTCTTAACAAAACTTAAAACACAAGTTTTTATAGTAGTATGAGTAAATACACCAGCAGGTAAATATATAATTTCTTTCAAATCACAAGTTTTCATTAAATATTCTCTAATAATAGATAGATTTGATGTTTTACTTTGTAATTCTTGTCCGTATGGTAATACAACAGCACATCTCCCATTTACATTTAACATATAAATAATTGCTTGTAAGAATAATGGAACTGCACTATTTGATTTAATAGGCATATATTCATTTCTCAATGGATGTAAAATTTCATTATAGGTTAAACCATCAATACCAAAGGGTGGATTAGCAAGAATAATATCATATTTGTTTGTTATTGGATTACGAATACTATCGCTTTTTTCCAAAACATTAAACATATGTCCTGATGAAATCAACATATTTGAAATTGCTAATTGGTATGTATCAGGTTCTGCTTCTCTTCCTCCAAGTCCTTCATTACTAATAAAATCCCAGTTCATTTTTATTCCTTTTGTTTTTGATTGTTGTAATAAATGTCTTAATGATGAAATTAAGAAACCTCCTGTTCCCATAGCAGGGTCAAATATTTTTTCAATTGTTCCGTCTGTTTTTAGTTGTGGGTCAATAAGTTTAATCATCATTTGTTTAACTTTTGGTGGTGTAAAGAATTGTCCCAACACCTTACCAGTCATAACATCTTTGATTACTTCTTCATATGCTTCGCCTAAAATATCTTCATCAACTGATTCAAAGTCAAATGTGTATAATTTATCAATTAATTTTTTATATGTGGATTGATGTTGAATATCAAAACCTTTTCCTTTCAAGAATATATTTTTAGTAATAGGATGAACCGATAAAATCTCATCCCATAAACATTTCATAATTTTTGGTATATTTTCTTCTTTTTCTTTTGCAAGATTACTAAATCTTACCATACTTAATAATTTTGATTTATGTTTTTCAATAATCTCATCTTCATATGAACTAAAATCATAATCGTAAGTATCAATATTAATTTTATTACCAAATTGAGGTTCTAACAATCTTAAATCTAACAAGTGTGCTAATGTTCTCAATGCTTTATCACCTGTTAAATGTTCGTTATTTCTTAACACATCTAAACAATAATTAAATATTGTAGATAAGTTAGTTTTAAATTCAGTTTTTACTTCTTTTGTTTGACTAATTTGTTGCATTTCTGTTAATGTTATACAAGGTGCTTTCTTATTTTGGTGTCTTGTGAAATCAATTTTTTGATTAAATTCCTTTTTACAAAGTTCGCAAGTGTAGTGTTTAGACATAGATATATATAATAGTATAAGATAATATTTCTTTATATTAAATTAAATCAATTTTTTATAATATTATAAAAAAAAGTATTTTTTACTTAATTATTCCTAAATATTTTATAGATTAACTTTCAAAGAATATCACTTGAACTTTTCTTTTTCTTATTTGTAATAGTAATTATATCTCGTAAATCCTTTACATTATAGTATTCAACCCATAATCCGTTGGGTGGAAATAATGCGTCTATTTTGCATAATTCATTACTTACAATTGATAAGTCCAAATAATGTTTTTTTATTTCAGGATATACCAATAAATACTCACCTACTTTATTTTTACAGGTTTCCAAATCATAATATACTCGTTCAATACTTAAATATTCTATCCAGTTTGTAAATTGTCCTTTGAATACTATTTCAGGTTCTTTGGATAATCTATTATCTCTTTCACATAATTCGTAATAACTTTCTTTACTTTTTATATTTTTATCAGCAATTATTTTTCTTGCTTTTTCATATGTTGTAGCAAGTGCAGTTCTTTTTATTGTTTTTAATCTTAATTTTTGTGTTAATTCATCATCATATTCGCCAAACTCGTCAACCATTTCTCTTTCTTCTTTTTCTCTTGGTTTTGATTTATGTTTTTCAATCTCAATTCTAAACACCTTAATTTTTTGAGTAATAGTTTCATCTTCTAAACCCATTTGATAAATGACCTCTCTTACCTTTTTCAAATCAGGATTTTCATTATTTTCTAACCAGTCATCTCTATTCAAAATTGGTAAAATGATTTTGGTTTTTTTATTTGTATCCTTTTTGTTTTTTCTACTTGCTCTTAATGCGGATTGAACTATACGAATATTTGATGTCATATTTTCAGCAAATACAACACCATCCAATAATGGAAAATCCCATCCTTCACCCAAGCAATAGACACAAGTAATTATTCCAAACTTTGCCTTTTCAAAATTATTAATTATTTCTTTTTGGTCTTTTGATTTCATTTCACTATGGTAATTTGAATAATATAAATCAGGTATGTTAAAATACTTTTCGTCTAATAGCATTTTTATATATTGAATTAATTTCAATGAATTAATTTTGTTATTTGAATATATTAATAAATGATGTGAATGTCCGTCAAATATGCTTTTCAATGATGCAAATGCACTCAAAAATAACCTCTTATCATTTTCTTCTATAATATGAAATCTTGATAATTGTTGTTCTAATTGTTCTTCATTTGTAATAATGGTTTGAATAACATAATCACAAATAATATTTTCATTAATTGCCCATAGCAAACATTTTCTATCAATTATTTCTCCAAAATATTCAACATTATCATTTGAAACTACAATACCATCATCACACATACTTTCCAATTGTTTAAGTGTAGCAGTTAATGATAATTGTTTTACAGATGGAATATTTAACATTTGAATATATTTTTTTGTAGTGTCTGCTAAACGCATATTGCTTGTTGTTAAATGATGAACTTCATCTAATAATTTCATACCAAATACAAACCTTGTATATTGTGTTGCAGTATACACTTTGTGCGCCGATGAATATGTAGTTATTACAATACATCTTTTTTGATTATTTTCCAAAAATATCATTATATTTTCAATCTCTACACCACCTGAAACAATTAAATATGGAATATTTTGAAACAAAACACAAATAACTTCTTCCCATTGTTTTAATAATAATTTATTAGGAACGCCAATAAGAATAGTATTTGAGTTTAGTTCTTGTGTAATCCATAATGAAATTAGAGTTTTTCCTACTCCACACATTAATACAAGCATACCTTTATTGTATTGTTGAAAATGTATAACTGACTTTTCAATAATAATAGTTTGGTCGTTTCTCGGTATGTAGGAAATAATATGTTTATTTGTTCTCTTGGATTTTAGTATATGGATTAATGATTGAATATTTATTTTTTTCATAGTTTTTTTTACTCTGTTGCATCTTACTAAATCACTAATTTCTTGTTTGGTTAATTTTTTATACCTAATGCCAAGCGTGATTAAATAAGGTTCAATAAGAGTAATAATTTTTTTATTGTAAAATTCAGTTCCAGCATCATATTTAACATTTAATTCACGAAACTCATTTTGTAATAAGCGTTCAACAATTCCCATTTTTTCAATAGGAACTTCAAACACCGCTTCAAAATATCCTCTCTTTATCTCACCAGTAGCATATTGTGTATCCCTTTCAGGAATGTTATTTGATTTACCCATTTTACACGCATCATCAACATCATACGATGGATGATTTCTAACATAAATATATCCGTTAGTTTGGTTCATTTTGATAAAGTTCATATAATTGTGAAATTATAAATCAATTTTTATTTATGTAAAAAAGTTTATTATAACATTATATATATAATATGGCATTAAGACAACCCCATATTTTAATAAATCCTATAAATAGGGCAAAACCTAGACCATCACGAGACCCACATTCAACATTACGTCGTAGATACAACTATGGATTAATGTATAAAGATATCTGGGAACCAGATTTATTTGGGCAAATTTATAGCGCTAAACAGCATATGGAATATGCCGACGCGTTAGATTTTATTAGAACCATTATGAGAGAGTTTGTTGAGCAAAGAGAAGATGGATCGAGAGACAGAATTATGGAAAGTATCCGAATAATTGTATTTAAAACAGACTTGCTTGCTGATACTTTTTTTGTAATAGATTATCATTTTTTAATGAATAAGTTTAGATTAAATAGAGACGGAGATTTGCCTAGAAAAGCATTAAAAATTCATGCCCTTATAAATGATGTGCTATTGCCTTCTTATAAAGCAGTAATATGTATTCAAGATACTTTAAATATTATGATAAAAATATTATTATATGCTAGAAGTAGACTAGAAGCTACTATAGAGGAACCAGTAACATCTGTGTTAGATATTATAATAGATGAAGACTTAATAGAAGAAATAGCAAATGAAGACGACACACGCACATTTAATGAAGTATGGGAAAATGATGAATGTGCTTTTTCAATACCAGAGGATATTGCTATTACTCCGCTAATGGTAATAGAATATTATGTAAATAAATTAAATAAATTAGTAGCCAAATTAAATTTTTACAAAATTAGTATAAATGAAACACTTATAACACCAACAAATCAAGGCTTAAAGTCTTTAAACAATAGTCTAAAACTAATATATAATTATGATCCAAAATGGCTAATAGTTGTTGAAAACATGAAAAAAACTCGGTCCTTGACGCTAAAGAAAAGAAAAAGTGGTTCATCTAAACACGGACGTTCAATATAACACTGTTTAATTAGTACTTTAACTCTAATATTTTATTGAATGAATTGAATGAATTGAAATAATATAAATATTATATAATATTTATATTATATAATGACTTCTAATAAAACAAGTCGTAAGGAAAATACTTACAATAAAAAATTTGCACATAACAATACAAGCAAAGTAAGTGAATTTAGAACAAATGGATTAAAGACAAGAAAAGCACACACCAATGATACATCTAAATCACATATACAGCAAGGTGGTGAGGATTGGGATAAGTTGATTACGTCAGGATTTAAACAAGTAACTGATTTCTTATCAGATATTAAAAATAAATTAGTACCTCAAGAAGATAGTCCTCCTCCACCTCCTCAAAAACTGATATCAGAATGGGGCGTAGATATTTCTGATACTGTAAAAAAATTGCGAGAGGATGACATGCTCCTTAAAAATGTAAGGCCAAGAGTGGAGAATACTGACGATGGTTGGATTTCTGTAAATAATCCTAATGGCAGAAAAATAAAATACATGTCAAATAATTGGATTATGATTAAAGATTACCAGTTTATTCATTACTTTAATACAGTTACTCATGAGAGGCTCCCGTACAACAATCCACCGCAGGATGCGAAACTACTTCCATTCAGTTCGCCCGATAATCAAATATATCAAGTATCTCAAGTATTACCATTTGAAAATATTACACATGAATTGGATACAGTAGTAGCTGAGGTATTAGATATAACAAGCCAAGTAGAAACGGCAACAAAAACGATTAGTGATAAAACAAGTGCAGTAAATGTAGCTATTGATGATGCAAAAGCAGAAGTAGAAATCGCTGAGGCGGTAGCAGAAGTAGCAGAAGCAGCAGAAGCGGCTAAAGCAGCAGAAGCAGCAGAAGCGGTTAAAGCAGCAGAAGCGGCTAAAGCAGAAGAAGCGGCTAAAGTGGCTAAAGCAGCAGAAGCGGCTAAAGCAGAAGAAGCGGCTAAAGCAGAAGAAGAAGCGGCTAAAGCAGAAGCGGCTGCTAGACAAGCGAGAGAAGAAGCG